TAAGCCAAAAGCTGACGAAATTAATGGTTATAATGATGTTATATTAGCTGCAATATGGAAATATATTGGCACTGATGAATACAATAGAAGTGCTGAATATTTGGAAACATCTTTTTTTAGATTAAATGCAGACAATACATTTGTCCCTTATGATGAAATAACGGATGAGATTGTTATATCTTGGATACTACCAACCATTAATTTAACTCAAATTGAAAATTATATAGCTAGTAAATTGCCAGCTATTGATATTAAACCAGAAGATAAAAAAGCTTAATATGGCACAAATACTTGATAATATAGTTTCAATAATGATGGTTGACAATGCTGGGGCAGTAGTTTCTGTGCCAGTAAATGACCTATTTGCTTCAACTCAAATATTACAATCTGACGCGACAAAATCCACTTCAAATGTTACTAACGTAACAACAAATGTTACCAATACTACATCTGAGTCGGTAGTAAGCCTTGAAATAGAAGCTGATTCATCTTATCTGCCAATTGTAAATTCATTAAAAGATAATCTTATCAATTCCATTGCTTATCAGACAAATGGCAAAATTGGTCTTAATACAAAATCTCCAAAGTATATTCTTGATGCAAAAGGAGATAGTATTAATGTCACCGCTTCAAAAGTTGCTGATGGATTTAGAATATCAGGTAATTTAATGCTTTCTATAGACCCAACTTTATTAAGAATATATGTTGGAGATTCAAAAGTGAAAGATGTTTCTATTGATACCTTATATTTATCAGGTCTTGCTTTAACGCCAGCAGCAACATACAATAAAATACTTCAAGTTCAGCCAGACGGAAAAGTTATTCCTTATGTAGTGCCAGCTATAAATTCAATTATTTTTAGTGATGGAGACAAGCTAGTTGGAGATGCTACAAAGTTATCTTGGAATGCATCTACAAGTGTATTAAATGTAACTGGATATGCAAAAGCAAGTACAGGTGTATATACTGCTGCTATTGGAGAATATACTTCTGGCGGAGGCGTAAATGCAATAAACACTTGGACGTTCTCATCAAATGTAATTATACCGACTGTTCCAACAAATCCTAATCACGCAGCATCAAAAGATTATGTAGATAATACAGCTTTAACAGGATTAAAACTTGGAGCTTCCGTATTAACAGTTTCTGTGTCAAATATTGGATTGAGCGGACTTTCTACTGTTAATGGATATACTCCTTCATCTGGGGACAGAATACTCGTTATAGGGCAAACAAATGCTACTCAGAATGGTGTATATATTGCAAGTGCATCAGGTTGGTCAAGGGCAACTGATTCTGATTCAGATGCAGAATTACGTGGATATCAATATTTAGTTACAGCAGGTTCAAACGCAAATTACAGATATGGCAACACAAATCAATCTGCAATATCAGTAGGCTCAACAAATATCACTTATCAAACTATCTCAGCAGGTGAAACAGACCCAATATTTACAGCTTCTCCATCATTTGGAATTACAAATACTAACATTACTAGCTGGACAACTGCTTATAACAGGTCTCCTGTATCTTTGGGCTTTTCGGGAACATCTACTAAAACGCTCACACTAACAAAGCAAGATGGAACGACATTAACAGCTTCATTTGGATTAACAACTTCTGATACAGCAGAAGGCTCAAATTTATATTATACAGATGCTAGGGCAAGAGGTGCAATTAGTTTGACAACATCAGGGACTTCTGGAGCGGCAAGTTACAATTCATCAACTGGCGTATTAAATATTCCTCAATATCAAGGAGGAGTTACATCTATTACGGCTGGAACGGGTATATCTGTTAATACATCAACTGGTTCGGTAACTATTACAAATACTATTACAAATACCAATCAGCTAACAAATGGTGCAGGGTTTTTAACTTCAGAATCTGATACACTACAAACAGTAACTAATAGAGGGAATGTTACTACTACATCAATTACCGCTTCTTCATTCTTTGAGCAATCTGATGTTAGATACAAAAATATATTAGGCGAAAATCCTGACATAGATGTTTCTGGGGTTGATGTAATTAAATATATGCGTACTACTTATGATAAAGATAAAATTAGATACGGATACTCAGCTCAGCAAGTATTTGATATTGTACCCGAATTAGTCAATAACGATGGGATATCATTAAGTGTAAACTACACTGACTTACACACATTAAAGATTGCGCAATTAGAAAGAAGAGTAGCAGAATTAGAGGCTAAACTAGGTTTATAATGTCCGTTTGGAGTAGCATAGCAAATAACGAAATAGTAACAGATACAGACTTAGCAGAAGCTGTGATTGCTGGGATATTTGTCGCAAAGACATCTATTCCACAAACAAATAAGGCTTTGACTAAATCAAGAGCAATCTCTTATGTATATCTTAATCAATCCAATTCGACGTACGCTCCAAAGGCTAATAACCAATTAGTTGCTAAAAGAGATTTACAAAATCCAACTCCAACATTAGTTGCTCAAGGAACAAACACCTGTGTAGGATGCTCAGATTATCCAGTTTACAAAGATACTAATACGGATTCTTCAACATATAATCAATATTATGTTAATGGATTTCCTGTCGGAACAACTGCTCCTGCTCCAGCTTGTAATTATTCTGCTAGTTATGTAATTGAAGTAGGTACTAAATGTATTGGCTGTGTAAACTATTCAGTATTCAAAAATAATAATACTTGTTTTACAGGAGACCAATATACAGTTAATGGCGTTACTTATGTTGATAATCCATCAACTGGAGGATGTAACTATAATGCAGACTATTCTATTGAAAATGGTACTTTATGTTCAGGATGCACAAATTACACCATATATAGAAATGCTAATTCTTGCTTTACAGGAAATCAATACATTGCCAATGGCGTTATTTATCCCGCTAATCCAAATACAGGAAATTGCAATACTGCTGCATCTTATACTAGTGCTGTAGGTTATTATTGCAATGGATGTACAACATATACTGTTTATCAAAATACAAATTCTTGCTTCTTAGGAAATCAGTTCTTTTTGAATGGCATTTCTTATTCAACAAATCCTTCAACTAGCGCTTGTAACACATCTGCTGTTTATGATATTCTTGTTGGGAATAGATGTGTAAGTTGCACAAATAGAGCAGTTTACAAAAATAGTAATCCTTGTTTTGGTGGTAATCAATATTATACACCATATAATGGGCAAACTTGGGTATCAGACCCAACTACAACTGATTGTCAATTTTCAGCAAACTATAATATAGCAATTGGTTCAAGATGTATTGGATGTACAACTTATACTGTTTACCAAAATTCTAATATATGTTATTCTGGAGACCAATATATTGTTAATGGTACTACGTATTCTACAAATCCATCAACAGGAGATTGTAGTCCAAATCCAAACTATAATAGTATTGTGGGCTATATGTGCATTAGTTGCACCACATATACTGTTTATGGTAATACAAACTCTTGCTATTTAGGAAACCAATACTATACATCATATAATGGCGGAACTACATATTCCACAAATCCTAGTACAACATCTTGTTTATCAACTCCAAATATTCAGAACACGGGTTTTCAAACTTGTTCAGGATGTACAACGTATTATATATACAGAGACCAAAATCCTTGCTCATCTACATTCAATCATTATTTTGTTAATTTCGTAGATGTTGGATTAAGTGTTCCTCCTACTGGAGCTTGCTCTACAGGGCAAAATATTGTATATCAAGGATATAATACTTGCGTTAGCTGCATATCATACGGGGTGTATAAGGATATAAATTCTTGCTCATCTACTTATAATAACTATTTTGTAAATGGTTCTAATGTTGGAACTGCCGCACCATCATCAGCTAATTGCAATTGTTGTGAAGAAATATCTGCTTCAAATAATACTGGCGTAGAGCAGTATATTGAATGGCTTCCTTGTACAGCAAGTAGCAATACTAGTTATTGGCTTCAAGATGGAGAAACAATATATTTTTGTAGAAATACAAATGCTTCTTTTAATGTAAGTGGATTAAGTTATTCGACTGGCGGAGTTTGTTCTTACAATGGATATAGTGTTGTATAGATATTAATAAAATATTGTATATTTGTGAAAACCAAACAATACTCAATGAACAAATTTCTAACTATTATTAAGGCTTGGGGAACGGCTATGTTCCATACAGAAGAGCAAAAGAAGCTAGCGGAAACAAGAATGACTATCTGCGAGGCTTGTCCATCACTACAGGAAGTAGATGTTAAATCAGTTACAGGCTCAATTGTAAATAATTATTTTCAATGCGGAGCGTGCGGATGCCCAATTGCTGCAAAAATTTATACATCAGCAGATGCGCCTAGAGAACAAAAATGTCCACAAGGTAAGTGGGAAAATTAATATCACCTTAATCAAACAAAAAAATGGCAAAAATTGAACTTACATTAGCAGAAATCTTAACATTAGAAGCTGAATTAAATGGATTTGTAAACCAACAAACAGGAGAAAAAGTGTTAGATGGTTTATTGAAACAAAAACTTACTTTGGGAGCAAAGTATAGATTAACTAAATTATCAGAAGAATTAAAAGCCGAAAAAGCTATTCTTGATGGATTGCGCGATGATTTAATTAAGGAATATGGAGAAGAGAACGATGGAATGGTTTCTATTAATGCATTTGAAGACGAGGAGCGGACTAAAATTAATCCTAAGTTTATTGAATTTCAGGATAAATATGGCGAACTTTTGTTAGAGAAAAAGGAAATTAATTATTCTCCATTATCATTAAAAGATGTTGAGGATATTTCTAGTGAAGATAATTACACAATATTATTCAAACTAATAGAAGAATAATGACAGACAGCCAGTTAATTTTGCTGGGAGTAGTTATAGGGGCGATAGAGTTAAGCTTTGTCGCCTTTTTAACTTATCTTATTTGGCAGAAGCGCAAAGATTTAGATATTACTTATAAGAAGATTTTGCGATAAATTAATTATCGGTTATCTTTACTAGGTAATATTTAAACAATGAATGAACATCATTATAGCGAAGGTATAGCTAATATCACAATAGCGATTTTAGGTGCAGTTATTTCAATTGCCAATATTCAAGCAGTAGTGAGTATAGTTGCAGGAACAGTAGCAATTATATCAGGTATTTCAGCTGCGCGATATTACATTCTACAGGGAAATGAAATCATCAAAAAGAGAAAGAAGTCTTAAAGATTTCATCTCATATAACAATCAGTATTCCCATACACGCCTCATATCTCTTGTAGGCTCATTAATTGTCTTTATTATGTTTATCTTGAATCCGTTAAACGACGGACTTCAAAATATTGTACTTGGAATATTAGCGGCTTCATTAACAAACGCAACAATAAGTAAATTTTCAAACGAATCTAAACAAACAGAATATGGTGACGAGTCAACAGGCGCTGAAGAAATATGGTCAGCCGAGTCCGAGCAACCCGAACCTAGTCCTATGGGACGTTCCAGCAGAACTAGAAATCGGAGTAATTCCTAAAAGAATCTATTGTAACAAAGATATGGTTGCACCACTAACGGCTGCATTCAAAGCTCTTATATCTACAGGATGTGTTACAGAACTTAAAACTTGGGATGGGTGTTTTAATATTAGAAAAAAACGTGGTTTAGCATCTATGAGTCTCCACTCTTGGGCGATTGCTATTGATGTTAACGCCTTTGAAAATGGATTGAATCAAACGCCTAAGTTATCTAAACTTTTTGTGTCTTGCTTTACAAATAATGGATTTGACTGGGGTGGTACTTGGACAAGAAAAGACGGTATGCATTTTCAATTATCAAAGATATGAGGTATTTAATTGTAATAATCGCCGCATTTTTGCTGCTATTAGTTTCTTGTAAACGACCACAGAGTACGTACTCTTCTAAGGAAACTGTACGTATAGATACGTTTTTTCGCTATAAAGAAGTTATCAAAACACTTCCACAGAAAGATTCAATTGTTATTTTTAACCCTTGCGATAGTTTAGGTATTATTAATCGATTCTACGCTCAAATATCAATCCCAAATGGCAAAGTTGAAATACAAAGTAAAGGAAATAAGATTATGGCAACTGTTAGGAGTAATGGTTTTACGTCGTCGATGGACTCCGTACAAGTCAGTTCAACTAAGAAAGATTCTACTACGGTGGAAAAAGTCATTGTAAAAAATATTATACCTTCGTGGATAATTATAGTTCTATTTATTGAAACTATGATTATTTTGCTTTACCTTTATTTCAAGTTAATATATCCTAAATAATGGCAAAAGCAATTGCAACAGCAAATTTTAAACCAAAGGCTAAAAAAAGCAATAAAGGGGTTCACGCTAAGACAAAGTCATCGTCATCAAAGAACTCCAAAAACTATAAAAAGCCCTACAAGGGACAAGGAAAATAATGGAAGCAACGAATAACTTGTCATTAGCTTTTATCCAACAGCAAGAATTGGCTATTGAAGATAGATTGCAATTATTACTTGATACGCTTGAAGCTATTAAGGATTCATCAGCGCCGACATTTGAACTTCAACTTAAAATTATATCTAAGATTGAAGATTTAATAGACGAACTTTAATTGTTGTTTAGTTTGTTTTGTTTAAGAACCCCTGACCAAAAATAGTCGGGGGTTTCTTTTTAAATAATTCTTAATTATTTTTTCTATCTTTGATACAAAATAAATCATTCATAGGATGGCTATATTAATAAAAGATGCGCACGATTTTATTCGGATGCAAATCAAAAAGAATAAGATGGGCTTTATCTCTCCAGAGGATATTGACCGCGCTATTAATCGTGGTGTATCTGACTGGATGAGTGCCGTTGTATATAAGTATAAAAAAACGGGGAAGTATTCATACGACCATTTATTTGTTAAAAGAAAAGACTATACAGTAACTAGCTCTAATGCTGGGTTAATGGATATGCCAACAGATTATACTGAGGCACTTACTGTTTACGTTATGAATAATGGTGTTTTAACTGAGGGTACTATTTATTCTTGGGATGAATTTTTAGAGATTCAAAATAGTAATATTTTAGCGCCAACTTTAGCTTATCCTGCCGCTACAATTTATGTTTCGGAGACGGGAACTGCAAAGATTCAATTCAAACCTACACCACTTTCTGCTGGGACTAATTATACATTTACACTAGTATATATGAGAAAGCCAGCAGCAGGTGTTTATAAATATTCGGTGTCTCCTACAACAGGAACTATTAAGTATGAAACATCTGGTTCTGTAGACTTAGATATTGACGACAGATATTTTTCAGATATCTTAACTCGCGCACTAATGTACTTAGGTATTAGTTTGCACGATGCAGATACGACGTCAACAGAACAAATTAAAGACAATAATCAAAAAGTTGACGAGCGATAATGACAACTAAGAATATACTTGCCGAGCAGATACAAAGATTGTACGCTCGTTTTATTGATAAGGATAACGTATCTGACGTAATTGATTTGCGTGAAGTTAAGTTGTTGCTTGTTCAATCAATCAATAAAATATTAAAACTACAAGTAGCTGAATCATTTAAGGCTGGTCAGGTTGACGTGCCTAAGTGTAACTTACTTGAATACACTTGTGCTGTGACATCGGATTCGGGCAATAATCGCTCATACATCACGTTGCCTGCAATTCCATTAACTCTTCCTTTGGATATGGGTATATGGTCTATTGCCGCTTCCAATGCCGCTTTAACCCCGTATATTCCAATTCCAGCACAAGACATCATTGTATTTCAAGGAACAAATGTTTCAGCTCTTGAACAGCAGGTAGGATATTACGTTCAAGGCAAAAAGATTTATTTTACAAAAGATATTACGTTATCAGCAAACGGCTCGATAACATCTGTAATTGTTAATCTACTTGTTTCCGACTTTAACCAAATTGGAGATAATGACTTGTTGCCTATTTCCCCAGAAGTAGAAGCGGTTGTTATTGAAGATGTATTAAATGCAATTAGCGGAGGCAAGGTAGCTCAAATTGAATTACAGACTAAACAAAGTCAGCAGCAATAATGAAAACTAAATCATTAAATACCATAGTAAGAGAGGCGTTGTTAGACAATAATCTCCCTTTGCATTATTACTCAAGATACTTGCATCACGGTTTACGTATTGTAGACGAATTGTCTATGGACTTTGATATGGGTAATATCAAAATGGTAGAACTTGATGTAACTTCTTATCAGCGCGCTATCTTGCCGTCTGACTTTGTTGATTTTATTGATGTGTCTGCTAAGCACGGAGAGCGTTTACTTCCTATGGAAAGAGAGCGTACTCTTAACAAGAACTACAACTACGATGACGCAGGAAATAAAATTCCTTACGAATCTTCTATTAGCATTAACTATGATGCAGAGATTAACTATAATTTAATTTCTGGTAGCAATAATATGAATACACGTGGAGAACTTGTTGGTCGTTATTATGGACGCAAGCGTTTCCCTAAGTTGACATTTGATATTGACACAAAGAATCAAGAGATTGTATTTAGTAATGGAATGATTTTGACTAAGGTTACTTTAGTCTATATGACTTCAGCAGTATCTCGCTCTTCGGCAAACGTAGTTACGCCTTACGCAACAGATGTTGTGGTAAACTACATTAATATGATGGCGGCTAAGGCAGAAGATACAACATTGGGCAAATTCCAATTAGCAAAACAAGAGTTTGAGAACTCACGCAGAAAGTTCCGTGCTAGAATGAATGCTATGGATTACGCTGAAATTATCGGTGCAATCAGAAATGGTATTTACGGAAGCGTTAAGAACTAACATTTAACAAGGCTCATTTTAACAATTAACAAATGGCGAAGGTAACTCTCAGAGCGACAGGAGGTTTGAACTCAGATACAGACCCAAACAATTTACCAGAAGGAGATTATGTTTCTGCAAATAACATCGTTTTTGATGCAGGTAAAGATGGAGGAGCTGGAGCAATAAAAATGATGGAGTCTATCAAGTCTACTGGTGTAACTTTCACTGAGACAATAAAGGCAACATTCTTAAATAGCGATGGAGTTATTTATGTTTTAGGTAGAGCTGCATCAAATGGCTCTACAGCTTCTATTTATAAAATACCTGCTACATTAGATAGCAAAACATTAATTGTTACTTATACGCACGGAATTACAACAGACTTTGTTCCTGATTTAAAAGTAGTTGGAACATCTATTGTTTGGAATTATGCTGAAGAGGGAACACCTTTGTCATTCTCATTATCAAGAACATTTGGAAGCACAATCCCTTTAACCGATTTAAAACTTCAAAAGAAAACTCCTAACAACGTATATACTATTACCAAAACTATTGGTACAGGAGTTACATTATTAGAAGCAAGCGATTTTCAATTTGCATCAAGATATCAATATGATACAGGAGAGTATTCTGCATTAGGGGCTTACTCTCAGATGTTTAAAGGAGAAAAAGATACAGCGAATTACACATTTGCTTATTCATTTTCAGGAGTCCCTACATACGTTACAACATTAGAAACTTATGTTCGAGTTGGCAATAATGGAACTTGGAGAAGAATTGATTCTAGAACAAAAACAGAAACAACTAACCTTGTTTGGACAGGTCAGATTTACGAAAGCCTTGATGCAATAACAACAGGAAAGCCATTTGATGCTGTACCTGTAAATGCTAAGCATATCGAAATTGCAAAGAATAGAATTTTCTTAGCAAATATTAAAGATGACTATGATGTAACCTCTGGTACAAATCTTGATTTTACTTTATCTGAAGCGTCTGGATATTCTTTAGATTCTGGAACTTATAATAGTTATTTAGGAAACAATAAGTCATCTACTAGTTCTGAAACAGGAACATATTATAAGCCGTTTGCAAATGATTCAACTTATGCAATTGGATTAGCTTATTATGATGAAGCGATGAAAACTCGTGGAGTCGAAAAATACATTAAATTTAAAACAGGAAAGTTTGCCTTACCTATTTTACCGACAATTAATGTTGCATTAGGGGCTTCTTGGGCTAAGCCTAGCTGGGCGAAGTATGCACAATTAGTATATACTAAGAATATATCTAAAGCTTATATATATGAAGGTTATGCTAGCAATATTTTCTTTCAATTAAATCAAACAGAAACTAATGCTGTCACAAAAGAAGTAACAACATTAAAGGTTGTCAGCCAATCTGTTACAAAAGACCAATTAAAAAACATTGAGTATTTTGCTGTTGATTTAATGGGAATGTTCAGAGCAGGCTTAATTTATACATATCAAGAAGGAGACAGGATATCAATTAATACGCCAAATGGAATACTTGATTTAGATGTTGTAGCCCAAAACGCAAATATTATTTATTGTAATTATACAGCGGGGGAAATGACTAATCTTGAAATTCCATCTCCTGCTGATTTGTATTTTGAAATCTACACACCTAAACAAGAACAAGAGGAAGACAATTTATTATTTTATGAATACGGCAACCTAATTGATATGGCTGCGGCAGGATGGTCTGCTGGGGCTACTATTGGAATATCGGGAGCTGGTACAGTCAATAATAATAAATTGATTGGAGATATGGTGTTTAGCAAGATTGAAATACCTGTTTACTCTACCGCCCCATTCTTATATAATACTCAAAAAACAGTGCCAGCTGATATAACAGAAGATGTAATTACTATTGTCAATGGTATTACAACTCAGACAATGACTAGTTCATTGACCAACAATGGTACTGCGTCACCTATTAAATATACTCCAATTTTAACAATTCCTTCAGGGACAAATGGAGATGGAGCAAGCTTAACGTCAACTGCTGACGCATTTAAAGTTTCAGGGTTTTATGATATTGGAAATCAAGACCCAAGTGTAAATAAGATGAAAATTCAATTTAATCTTATTTCAACAAACAATTTAGCTTTATCTACTCCATCAATTGGAGACCCTAGTGGAGATATGAGTTGGACATTGAATGCTCAAGTATATCGAACTCCTTATAACAATAAGGACAATAAGTATGAAGCGACAGAAACATTTGGTTCTAAATTTGAAGTAGATAGTAGAACTTTTTCTTCGGCAACTTCAGGCGCAACTGTTCCAATAACAGCTATAAAAGAAATAAATTTAAGTTCTGATATTAAAAAAGATATTTCAGCTAATGATAAATTTTCAGTTGAATTAACTTTAGATTTTTCAGCAGGAGGAGGTATTAGCGCGGCATCTGTAAGTATTGCAAAACAAAGTTCTTCAACTTACGGTATGGTGATTACATTAAATGGAGATAGAACTGCTCCAAAAACAATCACAACATACAATAGCAACTCTGAAGTTTCTGCAACAAAATCTAAGTTTTTATTAAGAAATATTTCTAATGCAATTGATAATAAGCAATGGAATACTTCGGCAGGTAAACCTTCATTTGAAGTAAAAGCACTAGTATCTCCACGTAGAACTCAATCAATTAGATATTCAGGTAATTACGTTGCAGGGACTAAAGTTAACAACATCAACTCATTCTTTGCATTAGATAGCAATGATGTGCCTATTGAGAATGGTGAGATTACTTCATTGCAACGTGCATCAAGACTACAGGGCAATGGTGCAATGATGATTGTCCTTTGTGAAAAGGAGTCTGCATATATTATGCTTGGAGAACAAGAATTATCACAAGGTAACAATACTAGCATTCGTTCCTTGACAGCCAATATGATTGGTACTATCAGAAACTTTGGAAATAATCTAGGTATGCTTACAAAGCAATCCGTGATGAACTATAAAGGATTTATTTGGTGGTGGGATGATTTTAATAAGAAGATTGTTAAATATACTCCTGATGGGCTTCAAATAGTTAGTGATATTTTTACCCGTTCATTATTTAGAAATAAATCTGGGGCAGCTTCATTTTGTTATGATGCCTTTTACAATATGGCATTTGTAGCAATTGGCTCTGATACACAATCTATGGGATTCTCAGACAATCTTAACAGATGGATTGGGGCATACGATTTCGTTCCAAACTTTGGAGAATCTTATGGAGACAGAATGATTCTATTTAAAAATGGAGCGGTGTATCGTTCTCTTGAAAGTGGTTCTAAAAATGATTATAATTCATTTTTAGGTGCTTCTGGCGTTAATGGTAATATTTCATTTATTTTAAATAGTCGATTCCCAGTAAATCCGTTGAACGTGGCTGTATGGCACAATATGAATGTTATTGATTGGAATAAAGCGGCTGATATTAACGGAGAGAAAAATTACGTAAAAGACAATCTATTACAGATTGATATTACAAACGAGAATAATCAGGCTACATTAATTAGAGAAGGTAATTTTATTGTAGAAGATAATAGATTATATGCGCACATTATGCGCGATACTAATACTCCTAATTTAGATAGCCCATTAATTCAGGGTGACTACATTGTTGGGTATCTTAACAAATTTGTTGTAACTTTAAAAGACAAAACTCAGAATATGCGAATTAATTCGATTGACGTTGAGGTTGCGTCTGTATCAGGACATTCGTAAATTAAAATAAAATGGGACTAGAAGCATTAATGGGCGGACTTAACCCTGTGGGAATGGGGCTTAATGTATTAGGCGGAGTAGCCAATATTGTCGGAGCTATTGGTCAAAGAAATGAGGCTAAAAGACAGCTTGAGGCGCAAAAAATGTTTGGAAATACTCAGCGTGCAACCTTAAAAGAAGGTTATGCTGATTTAATTTCTCAAGCTAAAGGATTGCCTACATATCAGGCTGACATCACTAAATACGTACAGGCACAACAAGAAGCTGAAAAACAAAAGTTAATGGCTGGCGGTGGCGGTCGTGTAGCTGGTCAAGCTATTGCCGAAGAACAAGCTCGTCAAACAACAGCTAATGCATTAGCAGCTGCTCAGAAAGGCGCTCAGTCGGGTTCTGACTTATTAACAGCGGCTTTAATGGGACAACAGCAAGAAGGCGCTCAGATGCAAGATATCACATCGAAATCAATGCAACTTCGTTCTGACTGGGAAACGCAAGCCAATCAAAATTATTTGCAATCATTAGGTCAGACAGCAGCAGCTCAAGCGCAACAGGCTGGACTACAATTTCAATCAGAATCTCAAAGAGCAAATCAGGTATTGGGATTAGGTCAAGAAAGACTTGGTCAATCAATGAATCTTGAGCAGAATTTATTTCAATCAGAACAAGCTAAAGCTGCGGCAGTAGCTCAAGCTCAAGCAGCAATTTGGTCTGGAGTTGGCGGATTAGCTTCTGGTATTGGAGGTGGATTAATGCAGATGCAGCAGGGTCAGAATCAAATGGATATGTTGAGTAAAATTTATGGAATTGAGAAAGGTACACAAGCTGGTGCTGGATATTCTAATTTTGCTAATGTGGCTATTGGAAGAGGGAATAGTTTAGCTAAAGTGTTAAATCCGACATTTGGGCAAGCTACAAATTTAGCTACTATAGCTCCATTTAAGAAAACAATTGTACCACCACAGTTCCCTGTTTATTCTAGCGACCAATTAGAATGGACAATTAAATAACACCATTTTTTAAAAAATAATAATGGCAGATTACATTTATAATCCAGCAGAAAGTATTAAGCAAGGATTCCAGCAAACACAAGCTGGTCTAGGGAATATATTCACTCAGATAATTCAACAGCAACAACGTGACTATACGTTGGCTGAATCTGCGTTCCAAAATATCGAAGCCTTGAAAAAGGATGTTAATATTTTTGGTCAAAAGAATATTACAGCAAAATCTAACGAATTATTAAAGCAGGCAGGCTCAGCTATCTTAAAAGATGGCAAACTAGACTACTCTAAACTAGGAGAAATTCGTCAAGGTATCTCCGATATTAAAGACCTTAAAGCAGGTTACGATGTAGGAGCTAAGGAATATGAGCGTATGCTTCAATTGGGTATTGCTAATAAAGACAATCTTGTAAGCTTTGAGAAGTTCTATAAAGATTTGTCAGCTAAAATGGCTGATGAGAATCTTGTTAAGAATCCTCAAGACTTACAACGTGCGATGGCAGATACTTATTCAAATAATCTTGATTCATTTAAGATGTATGGTAAGTCTTATTTAGGCGCTAACCCTTATCAAAAAATTGCTCAAGATGTTAAAGACCCTAAAACAGGTGCTTTAATGCGTGTACAAGCAGAATTGCCTACTGGATGGACAATAGATGCTCAAGGTAATAAAGTTCCTCCTGCGCCAAAGACAATGGTTGTTAATGGGCAGAATGTTACAATGGATTATGTTGACCAAGAATTAGCTAGACTTCAATCTACTAATCCAGATATGCTTGCATTAATGAAAAAACAAGCAGGATTTGCTGGGCAGACTATGAGTGATAGAGATTTGGTTAAATCTTTTATTGATAGAATCCCTACTACTACACAGGCTACTCAGGTTAAAAATGCTGATGAGTTACGTGGTCAAAAAGCACAAGCTGACCTTGCTGAATTCAAAGCAAAAACAGCACCGCAGGAATTTAATATGGATATGAGAATTAAAAAATCTCAAGCTGATTATTATGATGCAAAGGCTAATGAAAAAGCAACAGGAGCTACTGCTCCAGCAGATTACGCTCAAGGTAATATGTATGATATAGATGTTCCATTATCTAGCGGAAAAGTAGCTCAATTAACTGCAGCACCTCTTGGTAAGAATATGAAACTAAGTATTGGTAATACACAAGCTGTTGTTACGGATATTGCCAAATCTAAAAAGTCTGGAGACATTTGGGCAAAAGTATTAGTTGACGAAAAAGGGGTATTAGTATTAGACGATAGCAAAGTTGCTGGGGCTAAGCAAACTTGGAGAAAAGTTACTAATCCAGAAGTATTTAAAAAGACAATTGATAGAACAATCCATTCTGGAGGTTTTGCTAACAAAGAAAAGCCGTATGCACAAGCTTTGGTAGATGGTGTATTTAACGCTAAAACTGAGAATCTTTCTTCTATGAAAGGCACAACTCCACCTGCTGCACCTAAACCTGCTGCTGTGAAATATCAATCTGGTCAAATTGAAGGGAATACCATTTATTTAGATTCATCACTTAAAGGAAGAGAAAAAGATATATTAAATAAATATAAAGTAAGTCGTGCTGTATATATTAATTAATATCTTTGTCTAAAATACATTTTAAGTAAAACCAAGAATAATGTCGAAGCAACAAACAAGAATCGTAGATTTATCTGAATTTGGAGGTGCGCCATCTAAAACTGAAGCTCCTAAAATAGTTGACCTATCTGAGTTTACTCAAAAAAAAAATCTAAACGAAACGCCAAACGCCGATACGGGATTATTTGGAGGGATGTTTTCTACGGCTGGAGGTTCTGATAAAAACGAAATATCAAAAAAGTTTTTTAATGCGATGTCCTATGCAAAAGGTCTTTTTTCAAGTGATGATTCACCTGAAGTTAAGCAACCTCTTACTTATGGGCAACAACCAGAAGGGGGATTTAGAGCAGTATCAACAGCTATAAAAACCTTTGTTCCTCAGACAATAGCAAGCGTATCTGCAGTTGCTGGTGGAGTTCTTGAAAATATTATTAATGATGCAAAAGATGTTGCTGATTTTTATTCAGGAACTAGCGATTATAGCATAGGTAATTTTTTTACTAACCTTGAAAAGCAGGCTAAGATTGCAGATGAAACAGTTAAGCAAAAAGGGAATACAGTCTCTACTGCTTTATCATTAGAACATCAAGGTCACGACCATCTAAAATCAAGCGAAAGTATTGCAGCTCCTTTATATGACTTAGCGGCTGAAGCTCAAAAATCTGCCGATGTTTTATTTGATGTGTCTCAAAAACAATGGGGCATTAAAGAGGAAAATAGAAATAAAAGCATATTTGATTTAACGGCAGAAGGCGACTATAAAGATGCCTTTAAAATTGCTGGATTAGGTGTAGCTAGAAGTATGCCTCAATCTATTGCATTAGCAATGACAGGTGGTTCTGCTGGTGTATTTGCAGGAGCTGGTATCTCGGCTGGTGGTGCAGAATTAGCAAAAGAATATTCTCAAACTGGAGATATTACAGGAGAGGACGCATTCCGCGCAATTGGATATGGAGTTGGCGAAGGTTTATCAGAAATGCTATTTCAAGGAGATTTAATGGCAATTAAATCATTGGGTAAAAGTATTTTTAACCTTACCGATGATGCTGTAAAAGCTTCCGTAAAAACTCTCGTAAAGGAAGAAGGTAAGCAAGTTGCAAAAGAAAAGATAGCAAGAAGTTTTCTGGATGGCGGTATTTCTAAAATGCTCAAAGGAGGTCTTGAAGAAGGTGTTGAAGAAATTGCAGCTACGGTTAGTAATTTTGCGGTAGATAGAATTCTTGATGGAAACATATCTGGAGCTGACTACAATAAATTAATGAAAGATGCAGTTGATTCATTTGTTATTGGAGCAATGTCAGGTGGATTAATGTCTGGTTCAGCAGCTTTAGCTACTCACAATCCATTGTCAAAAGAACAGCAACAAAGAGTTGATAAGTTTATGGAGGTTGCCAATAATGAAGAACTATCACAAGAAGTTCGAGATATGGCAAAATCAAAAGCTGACGAAATCATTAAATATGACGCTGATAGACATTATGCCGAATATACTCAATTAGCTAATCTTCCTTTGCAAGATAGAATAAAGGCGGTTGCTATTTCAAATGAAATCAAAACTTTAGAAGAAAATAAAAAAGAAATAAAGGATGTTGAGACTATTTCTGAAATAGATAAAAAAATTGAAGAAAAGTCACAAGAGGTAAAAGATATCATTGATAATCATACTTTAAATCTAGCTGACGAAGTTATTAATAGTAACGAAGCTATAGATGGTAAGGTTGCATTCTCAAATGAAACACAATTAAATGTAAACCCAGATACGGGATATGTATTTCATTTTGATTCTCCTAACGAAGTTCCTGCTGAATTAAAAAAAATAGAACCTATTTCTTCTGGCGTAATAGCTGGCAGAGATAAGTCTGTATTTAGAGTTGCCTACACAGGTCAAGATTTAATTAATGCTGGCTTAGCAACTCAAGCGTCTGAAATAACTCCTGAGCAAGTGTCGCAAGCTTCTGCTGACGTAGAAACAACTGCAAATACAGTACAAGAGATACTAGATAAAGCCCCTGATACATTAGGGAATATCCCTTCAATGTTTCAAGAGCAAGAAGGAAAGACTATTGCACAGCAAATTGCAGAAGAGTATCAGAAAGCAAAGCAGGATAATTCAAATCCAGAATTGGTATCTCAGGTAGAATCGGCAATTACTAATAGTTTGACAGCTCCTACAATGGCGGCTCAACCCGTTATTGCTCCTAAGCCTAAGAGAAAACGTAATGTTCAAACTCTAAGAGGTATGAAGCCTACTGAGGGTGTAGAACTAACGGATAATATTGTAAATGACTTTACTGGCGTATTAGGCAAGATGAGTCGTGGAACTAAACAAGTTCTACAAAACTATGTTAAGGCGTTAAAGTCTGTTAGACCAGAGGCAAAAGTATTCTACTATGAAGATGCTGTTGCAATGGAGAAAGGATTAAAGAATTCTGGATTCAGCCCATCAAAAGCTAAATCATTAGCATCTAGTTCTGGTGGATTGTTTACTACTGTAAATGACGGAGGAGAAGTTATTATTCACGTAAACCGTCAAGCTGATTTATCTAAGAAAGGTCAAGATGCTGGACAGCAATCTAATCTTATCTTAGCTCACGAAATTGTTCACGCCACATTATTAGAACTAGCAAGAACAAATCCATCCGAGTTTAAGAATATGCGCGACTCTTTGTTGACTATGTTAGCAAAAGATGAGGCGGCTAATGAGGAGGTTAAAGCATTCGTAGAAAGATATTCTAATCAAAGCGAAGAGGTTCAAGCAGAAGAGTTTTTAGCTCAATTAGGAGCATTACTTACTCGTCAAAAAGCTACACTTCAAAGAAGTACACTTGATAAGATTAAGCTAGCAATTAGACAATTCTTACAAAAGGTTGCTGGTAAGTTTAGAAGCAAAGCTTTAATGGATTTGGTTGATAGTGAAGTATTTGCGGAAACAGCTAAGATAGAAGATACTGCACAATTCTTAGAAGGTCTTGGTAAGTCATTGAGAGAAGGTACTGACATTAATATGAAGTACATTAAGAATCTAGTAAAAGGCTCTAAGGAGTATCAAGCTGGATTGCGTTATAGTGTAATTGAAAATGCGCCAAGTATCCCGCAAGGTATGGATGCCAATACGTTAATGGATAACGATATGGTCGTTGAACCAGAAAATGTTAAGCAATCTGTCGACGAAGGGAATTGGACTGATAATGCTGAAAACAGAAAGCGTATGACTAAATATATGTCTACTATTAAAGGTATGACAGAGGACGATATTTGGTTAGCTAAGGCTATTGCATATAACGAGAACAAGGGGGTTAAGCTTTACACATTAAAGGATAAGGAATCCGTTATTGCTGCGCTTGAGAATCAATTAAACAATATTGTTCAAAGCTTAGATAATGAAATTGTTGGACAATATGAATTTGCAAACGAAGGAACTCTTTGGGAGTCTAATGGAGGATATCTTTTTACAGGATGGAAGCCAGAATACATTGCAAATAGAATTATTTTATTTAAAAACGACCTTAACACAAATGAGGTGTTGCGTTGGACTGAAATAAGAGATAATGAAAATTATCATAAGCAAGAAGTCGGAGTAATTCGTGAAATGCAAAAGAATGCTTTGTTGGCAAATATTAAAGAGTTTAATGGTCACAATGACTTTGACCCAGCATTCTCTTATATGTTAATCAACTCTATGATTTACAACAAGTATCAGGTTGCAAATGAAGAGACTGGTGAGATTAAGGTGTTCAAATACAAACAAAATCAATTGTCATCTACTGATGCAACTTATGCTTCTTTACAATATAGTGTAGCTAAGGCTCTTTACGATAGCGAAAAATCACGAAATTCTGCTGATGAAATTGGTATTCAATACCAAAAAACTTATATGAATATGGACAAGTTAAATGTCCAAAATTCTAAGTTTGCAAAATACATTGATAAGAAAAGTTCTACGGGAGAAGGATATTGGTTAAAGTTTCCAAAAGGAGATAACCCAGAGGTAGCTTATGATTTATTTGAAATAGCTAAAACTTCTCACAAGTATCCTGCTAAATGGTGTACTGGTTCATCAGATAGTACAGCTGCAAGCCAACTAAGGGGAGGCGATTTTTATATGTTTGTTGACAGCAAAACAGGTGACGCCAGAATTGCAGTTAAATACAATAATGATAGCATTGGAGAGGTTCGTGGACTAGGTGAGGGGCAAGCTATATTGGCTAAAGACTCAGGAATTATTGAAGAAATTTCAGATACATTCAAAGATGGAAAATCTTATGAGTCATATAGTAAGACTCTTAATGATACCAAGAAGATTGCAAAAGAGTTTTTCACAAAAGAGGAATTTGAAACTTTTCAAGAAAAAAATACTAGTGGAGATAGTTTATTGGGGAATTCCAATAATTTTATAAAATATATTGGAGATAATTTTTCAGTAGACGATATTGCTAGAATATTAATTGAGGAAGATAGAAGTTATAACCAAAGTGATTATTTTTTACAAAATATACAAGGCGAAATAAACTCATATTTAAAACTAATTTTAGAGAATAAAGGAGAAAGTCCTTATGCTATTGTACACAATTTTTTCACATCTCCTTCTAATTTAGGAACAATAAATGATGTTAAATATGTAATTGATTATTTATCTATTGATGAAGATGTTAATTTTGAAAATTTAATTTATGCGAAAAATATTGGCATCAATGACGGAGAACTTACTGCTAACAAACTCAAAACAGTAAATAATCTACAGATTGAAAATGGTGCATTATATTCTAAATCATTAGAGATTGCATCTGATATTGATGCTAGAGAAGGCGACATAATAGTCCCAAATCTCAAAAAAGTTTCTGATTTAAAAATTGGTTTATTTGGGAATGGAATAAATGATTTTAGTTCATTAGAACAAGCTTCAAGAATCTCTATTAATATTAACTCAAATAATGTTAAGTTTGACTTTCCTAAGTTGATAAGTGCAAATAGAATTTCTTTCAAAGGGGGTACTGAAATAGCATCTAAATCTGAAATAAATCTTCCGTCTATTGATGGTAAAATTAAAACATTAACATTGTCTGGATACAATGGAAGTGATGTCAATGTAAATATTAATAAAAATGTTGTTACTGAAATAGAAAATATTATTATTTCTGATAGCATTGAGAATGAATTGTCAATTAATGCACAGAGAGCTGATATTAGAGAAATTAATGTTTATGAGGGGCAACTTAATATTAATTTAGAAGATGGCGCAAACATTAAATTAATAGATGGCACAGGAACTGTTGCTATTAATAATGTTACCGAAAATGAAAATTTTACTACTGACATTAAGACGGCTAGCTTACATAAATCCGCCAAATTAATATTTGGAGAAAATCAAACTGTTTCAATGGATGAAGTTGAAATGAGAAATGATTCCAGTATAGATGGTAAAGTAAACTTTATTAATACATTAAGAATATATAATCCTTCAATTACCACATTGTCAGTAGGGCAAATAGAAAAGCTAAAAGTTAATGCTGGTATGCTTATGTTAAGGGATAATAAATATATTGACCTTCTTAATATCAATGGGGCTACTGCATCAATTTCATCTGAAAGAATTGGAGTTGCTGAAGGTTTTTCTTCTCAATTACTTGCCTCTAATTTACAATCTGTGGATGGATTGCTTTTTCAATTAAACGAAACAAGTGAATTATTTTTACCTAATTTGATAAAAGTTAACAACAGATTAACATTATCTGGGAAAGCAAATAGCTCAAAAATTAATCTTAGCAAATTAAATGAAGCAACACAGTTAGACATTTATGACGATAAATTTGAGTTATTATCATTAAAAAATGCAAAAATAATTACTCTAAAATCTGGCACACTTGAAGCTAGACAGTTGCAAAGTACATCTATAGTTACATTAGAAGATGGGTCTGATTTATATGCGCCACAACTAAAAAACGGATATAAACTTCAATCTCTTTATGGAGAATTTAATCCCAACGAGAATAATAATCGCATATTCGATGAAAATGGCGGTCAAACTTTCCCAAAACAAGCAGAACCTTCTGATGTAAAATCATCTCTTGGAGATATTGGTCAAGCGGCTAGAGAAGAGCATAAGCGTCGTACAGAAAAGACTGCTAAACAAAGAGTTGCTGAGATATACAATAATGTATTTGAAAGAAATGAGGAGGCTAGACAAGCATTTAAGAAAGCAGATATGCCTTTCTCTATGTACTCTATGTATCTAAAGGCTGGCGCTAGTCCATTTGCAATGAAGAAGTTTGCTGATGCATACTTTAATATCTATGGCGGGTTAAATGAGAAGCAGATACATAACTTGGATAGCGTTATTTTCTTAGAACGTGTAATCGCTATTGATGAGAACTTTGATAATCGTGGCAAGAAAAGACCTGCTCACCCAGATATTATAGAAAACAATGGTACAAGAAGGGTAGTTAATCGCGAATCAGCAATCGCTGAATTGGATGCTTACGAAAAAGCTTTTGGCAAAGAATATGTTGACGATTTACGCGCAAGAGCAAAAGAATACTTCAATACTTTTTCAGAGATATTGAAATACAAGTATGACAATGGATTAATTAGCAAAGAGACGTATGAGCTTTACAAAGACTATAATTATTCTCCTCGTAAATTCATAGAGCATATTGTTGATGTAAATGGAGTGCCAGTAAATGCTTATATAAATAGAGGCATCAAACTAGGGGCAGAAGAGATTAAGAACATTACTACTGGTAGCACAGACTTGATGTTAATTAATTCTGCTGACCTATTAAAGATGGCAATGATTTCTGCTGAGAATAGAGTATTCACTAATCGTGCGCTTAAATTTATCTTTGAAGAGGGTGTAACTCGTAACAATAATATTGTTAAGGATGCTAAGGTTGTTAAATTAAAAGACGGAACAATTAAGCTAGACAAAGATGGAGTTCCAGTTGTAAAGCAAAAAGCGGATGAAGGATTTGTATATAAAACTTATCGTGATAATAATGGTAAGGCTTATACATTCCAAATGAGAAGCGACATTGCTAAGCAGTTTGATGATTCTGACATATCTAATAATAAAGAAACATACAAAAAAATATTAGCTTGGGTTTCTGGTGCGCCTATCTTGAGAAACTTAGCGGTAACATTAAACCCATTCTTTGGATTAGTCAACCCTATTATTGACTTAGGAACTCAAGTTATGTTTAGCAATACATACAAGGGAGCTGGAAGGGGTTTATTAGCACAATCATTTGCAGCTACAAAAGAGTTTGTGAGCATTACCAATGCAATGATAGGTATGGATTTATCTGCTTCAAAAGTTGGTAAAAAATTTGGTCTTTCAGAATCTGCTAAGCAAGGAGAGATTCGTCAACTTATGGAAGAATATGGTGTGTATGGTGGATTTATGACGACTCAAAGTGAGGTTGGGCAAGATGCGAATAAACTTGCATCGGCACTAAGTTACTATGGTAACGTGACCGAGATTGCGGCTAAGTTATCTGCATACAAGTTCTTGAAACAGACGATGTTAAATGATTTTGCTAAAGAGAATATTGACCCAGCTACTGGTGAATCTATCGAGCCTAATGAGAAGCAAATGAGAGATATTATGATTTCTGCTGCTTATCACGCAAGAGCAACACTTGATTACAATCGTGGAGGAAAATGGGCTAAAGATATGAGTCAGTATATCCCATTCTTAAATGTAAGCTTACAGGTTAAAAAAGTCGGAGGTCAGTATATTGTTGATAACAAGGCAGATTTTATAAGAAAAATGGCTGATGGTATTTTTGTGACAGCGGCGATTACTTTAGCTAACTTATTGATTAGTGACGATGATTATGAAAAGGATAAGAGAATAAAGAGAGACAAGGTAGATAAGACTATTATTATGTTACCTTTCTTATTAGAAAATGGAGAAAGAGCGTATGTTGCCTTACCTACCCCTAGCTTTGCTAAAGTATTCTTTAATGCTGGACAAGTAATGGCTGAGCAGATTTACTATGATGCAGTTGGGAAAGTCAATCCAAATGAAGGAAGTTCGGTGTCTAAAATTATTGAGAATAACTTCAGTATGATGGCTCGTGAGATTAAGGGTACATTTATGCCTAAAACTATTCAGGCTACAATTTCCTACTTAGCCAACTATGATTTCTGGACTCAAGATAGATTGACAAAGGATGAAAGAATGGTTGCATCTCAACAAGGTTATGGCAACGAAAATATTATGTCTTCTTTAAAGCTTATTGCTCAGGGATTAGATAAATTAACCGATAAGGAAGGCATTGGATACGGTGGTGGCGCATTTACATTCTCTCCTGAGAAATTACAAAAATCAATGGAGGTAATTACTACATCTCCAACATATAATGGTCTTGCTAATACAGCATACTGGATGTTAGACAATTTATTCCAAGCTGGGCATAAAGTAATGCTTGGCAAAGATATTGATGAGAAATTGAAATCTAAATTCAATACTCAGACCGTTATGGAAAATATTGCAGATACATTCGGGAAAGGATTTGGTAGACTTGTAAGATTTACAGACCCATCTAAGTACAACTTGCCAGACTTTGATGCTAATCAAGATTTAAAAGAAGAGATTAATTTAGTTGATGCGCGCCTTGATACTAAGAAGAGCATTATGTATAAAGACTTAATGAAAATCTACGATGATAGCAAGGAGCAAAAGAATGCTGGCGAGTTTATCAAGAAAGAAGTTGAGGCATATAGAGATAAGATTAAAGACCCTAGAGAGTATAACTACATAAATAGTCTTGGTCAGCTTTTGATTGACAGAACAAAAGTTCAATTAGGAACAAATGTTGACAAGTATTATATGATTTCTACTGAGGCTAAGGACGCGCGCGCAAAAGCTTTTGCTATCTGGAAAAACTTTGGAGATATCAGAGGCAATGAGGCTTTGCTTAATGACCTTAAAAATATAGGAATTGACCAATCTGTTATTAACCAATATCGTGGAATCTTAATTCAAAATAATATGATTGAGGTTGATAAAGATAGAAAACCTATTTATGAAGAATGGTATAAGTCTATGATTAATGCTTTACCTAAAAAATCTCCTACACCTCCATTAAGTGCAGTTGGTACACCATCAAATGGAGTTTCAGTTAGCGCTGTAGCAAACACAATTAATGCATCTGAAAAAGTTTCAAGTGCAGTGGCTAATATCTTTAATGCGTTTGGCGATGAAATTACTGGTGTAGGAGATAAGGTTGCAGATAAGATAAATGTTATCCATAAAGCAATTGAGGCTAATCCTATTTATCAGAATGTAAAAGAGGTTGCGGCTAATCCTGATTTAATCCTAGCGGCTATTCAGAGAGAGATTGACAAGAGAGATGAATCAGGAACTGTATCTAAAAAGATTGTTGTTCCAAAGCAGGTTACGCCTGAGTTTTCACTAACAGGTGGTAAGCCAATAGTAGCGTCTGATACGGTTAATTTGGGAAATATGCGAGGCTCAAATTCTGAATACTTAGCAACTTCGTCTATCACAGACTTGAATAAAGTTAATGTTGGTGAGCGTAATCGTGGGGATTATAAAGAGGGACAAGGGAATATAATTGCAAACTTTTTAGCACCATTCACTAAGCCAGAAAACTTGAACAACAATGATATGTATGTTGGAATTAAAGATGGCAAATTGGTAACAGGGAATGGCTCAAAAGTTAAGGATGCCCAATCGGTGACTAAAACTCCTTTTGCTCAAGTTGTTGAAATTACAGACGAGTTAATTAAAAACCAGTCTTATTTGTTTCCGAAATTAAAGACTTTAAAAGAAGGTCAGGAAAATAAGCTAAATATTTCAGCAACTAGAGAAGGCAAAGGTGATGCGAACAACAAATTTGCAGGTGGAGCAACTATTATTGAGACGCCCGATGGCTCACAAAAATATTTAGTAAGAGGCAGTTTAGACCAAGTTAAATCAGCATTTAATGATTTAAAAAAGAATACTAATAGTCCTTATTTAAATATGTATATATTAGATAATGGTTCATTCTCTACGGGATTATTTACGGGAGATAAAAAATCTACCGAAGAAGAATTGAAGGCTTACGAGTCAAAAAATATTAATGGAGGACACGGAATTTATTTAAAATAAGATGATAAAGAAAACTAAAGGAGGCTACAAGTTAGTCTCCAAAACAACTGGCAAAAATCTTGGTACAGCTAAGAGCTTAGAAGGTATCAAGAAAAGAGAAAAACAAGTAAATTATTTTAAGTATCTTGCATCAAAAAAGAAGAAGTAAAATGGCAAACTTATATGAACTACAAAAGGGTGCAGCGGTTAAGCAAGCTTTTGGCAAACTAATGGATTATTCACAACCTGCTAGCGAAGCTGGCGAAATGGAATCCCCACAAGAAGAGTTATTATGTGAGATGCTAGAAGCGTCTGCACAAGCTAAAGTATTCCACTGGCAAACAAGTTCTTTCGCAGAACACGAAGCTATGGGTGAATTTTACGATGACTTCAATGACTTGATGGATAAGTTCATCGAAGCGTATCAAGGATGTTATGGTCGCATTATGTTAGGTTGCGATATGGAGGTTAAACCATACACTATGGATGCACCTATTGCTTTTTTAACTTCTTTCAAAGAGTATATTTCAACGGGAGCTAGAATGATGGTAATTGGCAATACTGCTTTATCTAATATTCTAGATGAAATTAACGGATTAGTAGAGCAAACTTTATATCGTTTAACTTTCAAATAATATGAAGAATGGGTTATACGCTAATATTCACGCTAAGCGGAAACGAATTGAAGCTGGTTCTGGAGAAAAAATGAGAAAGGTAGGGGCAAAAGGCGCTCCTACCGCTAAGCAGTTTAAACAAGCGGCTAAGACAGCCAAAAAGAAATAATGTTCTCAAGAGACGCAATAAAAGCAAAATTAGAGCGTTATGGTTTATCGGGAGTGAATAAACCTAAACGTGAAACACATAACGGCAAATCTCACGTCGTACTAGCAAAAGAAGGCGACAAGGTTAAACTAATTCGTTTTGGTCAAGCAGGTGTTAAAACTAATCAAACCGTTGGTCAACGTGAGGCATTCAAATCTCGCCACGCAAAGAACATTGCAAAGGGTAAGATGTCAGCAGCTTATTGGGCAAACAAAGTAAAATGGAGTCCAAGTAAGACGGCATCGTCATCTAAAAAGTGGGTTAAAGGCTCATAGTTGATTTGGCTTATTCTCAAGTAAGATATTGTCAGGTTTGTGGTAAAGAAATGACCTATGCCACAAAGTACGAGTTCAATAGAGCGGCTAAAAAGAAAAGTAATTGTAGAACTTGTGCTTACAAAGATGCTGTTGGCAAAAAGAAGTATCAGGATATACCAAAAGGGTGGTTTGATGCAAAGCGGAGGCGTGCATTAGAGAGAGATAAAGAATGGGATATCACAATAGAATATCTTTGGAAAGTTTATTTAAGACAGGGAAAGGTTTGCGCATTATCAGGTCTACCATTGGACTTTGACGCAGATAGCGATAATGGAACTGTGTCGATTGACAGGATTAAAAATGACAAGGGGTACGTTAAGCGTAATATCCAATTAATCCACAAAGATTTAAACTTTATGAAATACGTCTACGACCAGAAATACTTCATAAAAATGTGTAAATTAGTAGCTGAAAAGCATAAAAGTTGATAGTGATGAAAAAGACAGCAAGATATTACGCAGCAAATCCAGAGGCTAAGGCTAAGAAAGACGCATACAATAAAGAGTTTAACAAGAAGCCTGAGCAACGTGCTAAGCGTGCGGAACTTGTCAAGGTTAATCGTGAGAGAGGAACTTATGGTAATGGCGACGGCAAAGATGCTTCTCATACAAAGAAAGGTATCGTAATGAAAAAAGCCTCCGTTAATAGAGGCTCTAAATCAGATTCGGCAGGAGATAAGCGTGCAAGGGGTGGCAAAAAATAGCTACCCTTTTAAATCCTCTTCATACAATACTTTCTTATTAAGTTCTGCTTTTCTTGGCGGACGATATAAATCAATAACATCTACTGCTTTTGTAATATAAGCCTGAAATACGGAGCTTTGCACCATAATAACAAGGGCAATAGTTTCATTCTCAGATGGCGAATTTACTAGCGAATCGTTAGGTTGAAATACCCAAGAGTTTCCATAAGTAGGTGAATCAATACAAGATTTCACGTGAAGCGGAACTGATTCGTTTACATATAAATCAGCGTCATAAGATTTCTGCTTTGCCTCGTAAATCATAATGTCTGGCGCAGTGCATTTTCTATCTATGCTTAATAGGTAATTATACACGGCAAACTCAGCCATCTTACCAAAGTATATATCAGACTTTACCTTCTCTTCATTTGTTTGATTTCGGCTTGCATACATATCCTTGTTGGTGTAAAATACCTCATTAGAAAATAATGCACAAAGTTTTTCTTGATACAAACTAGGTGCGACGAGGTTTATTTTTTTCAATTGCATACGAAATGATTTCTAATTTTAGGATGTAATGTTTCTTACCCATTGTTTCGTCGGGTTCGATTGTGACTCCCTTACAATACTTTTTGGTATCGTCTACTATGTAGTGATTCTTTTTCATCGTGTCCTCCGCAATTTTCATCATAGGGATAGTATTTGTCGGGTCTAGGCGACTATTATATCGTAGATGAAGTTTATACTTATCTATCTGTTTTAATCGCTTAGGTAGCAACTTTAAGAATAGGGTAGACCAGAACTCTTTCTCCTTGTTCCTAAAATGCCAATGACGTGAAGCGTACCATTTGTTCAATGATATATCCACGTCTTTCCATTCTAGAATAATTTCTCCTAGTGGTTCACTCATAAGTTTTAAGTCTTTGCCATTCATCACGAACATCTAGCCAATACGCTTTATCGTCAAATCTTTCGAACTTAAATTTTGCACAAATCTGATTCAAAAAGTAATCGACGATAAAGGTATCTTGGCTAAACTGCATCAAGAATGCGGCTTGCTCTTGAGGTGTAAATTTATTGGGTTTCATTAGCTGAGAAGGATATCCTCGTCATCAACACTAACAATTACCGTAAGAGTTGCACGATGCCCTGATACATTTAAGGAATCAACCATCTTTTTAATTAATCCTAGACCGACGTTTTGTCTATCGTTTTCTAGATTAGATACTTGTTGGATGGAATTGAATCCAGCTACTTTGGCAAATTTAGATTGAGATAAGCCTAACTTGCTTCTCAATTCTTTTACTATGTTTCTCATATTATCTATAATATTGTTCGAACTTCTTTTTTGACTCTTCTTTTTGTTTCTGATAGTAGGCTTTTAACTCTCTGTCGATTGTTGCAACCCATTCATTAAAGTTTGGTTTCGGTTTCATATTATTCTACTGAGCTTCTGATTGTTTCTGAACTTGATTTAGATGGAGGGTAATGCGTTACAGCCTCTCCTGTCTCTTCGTCAACTGATGTCATTGGCGACTTCAATGATTTAAGGAATGTCTCAATGTCTTTCAGCCTTGCAGCTTCTTCGTCTGCGCGTTTCTTTTGTTCTACCCAAATCTTTGATTCTGAATAGTCATACTTAACGCCCGATGCAACGACTTTGATATCAGTTCCTAATGCGCGACTCTCACGCTTATCGCAAAACTCTAACTCTTTGATAACGTAAGGCTTTAAACCTTCTTTCATTGAATTAACTAGCACTCCGTATTTCTCGCAGATTGCCCAATCTCTAAGCACATCTCCTCCGTTGAAAGCTATATCCTCGATATACTTGTCAACCATTCCTGTTATACCTTCTTTGGTAGAAAGTACAACAGGATTTTCTTTTATTAAGGTTAACTCTTGCATATTAGAAAGGTAGGTCACTTGTATCAGGTGCTTCTTCAAACTTAGGTTGTGCAACCTCTTCTGCGTGAACTAATTCAGGCGCATCAACTTTATTGTCACGACTTTTCATATAGGAAACTAATTCAGCGTAAGCAGTTTCCGCCTTTGCATTTACATCATCAGCAATAGCTTTGCCTAGTGTAAACACAGGTTGCGTGTACTTTGTAGCGCCTTTCTTCTTGTCTTCTACTGACAGAATCTCTACGCTATTAGATATAAACTGCTTGCGATTCTTTTCAACAAAGTCATACCAAGCTGAGAACGATGAGCCTGATAGTTTCAAGCAAACTAACTCTCCGTTTAATAATGCGTAAACAGACATTGCAAACTTAGCACCTGCGGTAGCCAATGTAGGCTTAATGTCTCCATAGATACCCTTAGCAATTAATAATCCCTTAGAGGTCTTAACCGTAAGTTCTTGTGTCTTTAAGTTAATAGTAGCTAACTCATTAGAATAGATACCTGATTTAGTTGGCTCGTGGTATCCACTAATTGTAGCCATTTCTTTTAATACAACAAAGTTCATAGGCATCTTGATGTACTCATCCTTAGATGTTTCCTTGTTGTAATGTTTGAACGTGCGTTCTGCTGAATCCCATTGTAAATATTTAGCAACTGGCGACTTAGCACTTGATGAAAATTCGTCTGCTCTTGACATAATTTTTGTTTGGTTTGGTTTTAAAATTAATAATGATACTCTGTTGGTTTTTCAAATTGCGATAAGAAGGCAATCTTCATTATCATTTTGTTTAACTTATGTTTAGCGCGGGGCTTTAACTGTCCTCTACTATTTAAGTTGTTTGGGTCTTTTGCGAATGCCTCTGCCTTGCATAGCACGTCCGCCATTTTTTGTTTTCTCATTGTTTTATTTGATTTCGTTAGCAAAGATAAATGGAATAATTTATATATCAAAGACTTTAATAGGAAAAGATTTAACTTTTTTTAGTGAAAACCGTGAAAAAAGCGTGAACAAAACGTGAAAAAGAAAGGTAGCCCGCAAAACAAGCTACCTTTACTATGGAAATCACTAAAACAAATCAACCTTTGTTATCTATGCCAATTGTATTTTTTTCTTACAATAGGCTCTTCATCTGTATAAGTTTCGTTTGGTTTCGGCTTCATCCAACTTGGTTTCGGCGCAATATGATATACAATTTTCGTGCCATTTTCGTCAACCTTGTTTTCGGCATTTAATCTGTGAGCTGCAAGTTCTAACTCCAACTCCATAATATCTTTTTTGAGCCTAGTCAGATAAACTAGTCCGTCCATCAACTCTTCACGTAAGTGCTGACACCAATCGGCAACGGACAAATCTGTCCTATCCATATCAGTACCATACTTATCGTATCCTTTCTGCGCACGTTCTCCAAACTCTTTAATGATTTCAAACACTACGCTATCTGTAAATGTCGTTGTCTCTCTATTCGATTCCATATTCTTTTAATATATCTGATATTTTTGTTGCACATTCTTCTCTCTTATTTTCTTCTAGTAGTTGCATCTTTAAGGCTGTTTCAAATAGATTGTCAGCTTGAATAGATGCGTTAACGAATTGGTCAACCAATAGGCTTGTATCTAGGTTTGTGTTACTAGCCAATAGCACATCAATCTGTTTTTCAATTGTAGTTGCTAATTGATTGGTTAGGCTTTTTATATTATTATGATACAATCCGTTTGCCCTCACCTTGTCGTCAATAAAATCTCTAAGTGATTGGCAATACGCATAATAACGTAACATATCTCTTACTTCTGCGTCAGTTAATGCTCTTTTAATTCTTTTCATCTTGATTGTTTAGGTATGATTTAATTGTTCTAGAATCCATTTTACCGCCATTCTCTTTAAAGAAGGCTATTATTGTAGGGTGACTTATTGAAACCATTTCGCACTCTTGGCAAAACTCTTTTCTTGCAAGCCTAACCCAGTCGCTTCGCCCCGAAAGAAAGAATGTTTTCTCTAACTTTCTATCGTACTTCTTTGCTGACGAAAATATTGCAGGTTTTAATATGCCATACATATACTTGAAATCCTTTTCTTGTTCTAGTTTCTTGTAATAGTATGCCATCCTACATTCTCGTTTAACCAAATGGATGAAACCATTTTTCGGTCTAACTTTTATTTTCTTATCGCACTTCTCACATTTAAAACTTTTCCAAATGATTGCCTCCATCTCTTCTTCTCCGTACGGGAATCCGCAATAAGGACAATCAAGTTTATCTCCTTTCATTAGAAAAAATCAGTATAAATTAATATAGGAGCATTCTCTACGTAAGGTATTGAGCGGGCGGTATTGTATTCGTAATTATCAATAGCCTCCTCTTCGGTCATACCTTGCTTAATAAAGCATTCAACAATATCTCCAATAGAATATACAAGTCTAGGATTATCTGTGTCAGCATAAACGCCAATGATTGCATCATCTAAATCGTCTAGTTTAACAAAGTTATTGTCGGGAAATTGTTCGAGTATCTGTTCTAGTTTTGTCATAGTCTATAAAATAAATGCATCGTTCTTCTCCGTCAGAAGGAGTGAACTCAACATACACTTGTGAAAATTCGCTTGGGATTACAAGGAAACGATGACACCGATTAGATGACGGGCAATCCTTGTTTTGGCACATTGCGATATCGGGCATTGTTGTTTGGTTTAGTTAAAAAATGTTGTAAAAATACATCATTATAATACCCTTTAAGGTATAATGTTTAGAAATCCCGTCGTATTTGTACCTATAAGGGTATAAATATGATGTCTTTCCATCAGTCAACGCAGTACATCTCAAAGGATTTCGGGCGATTTATTACACTTGAACAAATATACGCTAAACTAATTTCTCAAGCAAACCTTTATCTTTAATCTTTTCAATAAATTGTTTAAAATCTCTGATATGGTAATAAGCGCTTCGCTTAATGATAATAGAATCTTCTTTAAGTCTAGCAAGATTTGTTTGCAGGAATTGAATATCGTTATCGATAATCTCTCCCTGCTTATAATTAAACTGCAAAGGTTCGGTAGCTTCTGACAAATACTTTTCAGTCCAAGCTATTGCTGCATCATAATACTTCTGATTTTGCTTTTTCAAACCCATCCTTCAACTTATTAAACTGCGTGACATTAATCTTTACCCAATTCTTCCTCAACAGATACGCTTCGATGCGGTCTTCTGCTGAACCTAGTAACCAACGACGCTTGCCGTTTACCGTGTAATAGTCTTGATTCAATTCGTTGTAATCAATTTCTACAATCTCTGTTGACTCTGGATTGCGGTAGTATTTAAGTGAGATTTTCTTTTTCATAACTCTGTTGCTAAGGGGTTTCTATTAAATTTTCTAATTTCTCTTGCTCTTTGATTTTTTCTTCTCTCGATTTCAGTAGCATCGTATATCTTAAACCAATTGTTGGTTAGCAATCTTAAAGATAACTTGCTCTTGCAATCACAGATAAATGCCATTTGAAACATAATACCTCGTTCGTCAAATTCCTCAATCAGATTGGTATCTGAATAGTCTTTGTTGCACACGGGGCAATTCAAATGGTTGCGTGTTATTAAAGGTTTTCTATTTGCCATAAGTTTCGTTATAATATTCTTCAGGACTTAAAACTTTTCCAACTACCATAGCTACTATAGAATGCTGAAATGCTTTTTCTATCTGCTCTTTCTCTATTTCCTTAGCCTTGTCATACCATTCATTTAGAAATTCATCAGCTTGCTTTCTGCTTATTTCATCTCGAACAAGAAGCCATTGAATCATTATAAATTTATCCTTTAAAAAATCTACTGCCGTTAGTTTATTTTCCATTATATTTTAAGTTTGGTAAATACTGCGGATTAAATACCCCTGTATGTGGTTGATGGTTAATTGAATAAGACTTCGTAAGCTTCTCTACACTTACTGGCTTTGGCGGTTCTGCTATCTCGCAGGATGTACATAATATTGTACATAAGATTAGTTTTTTCATAAGCCTTTTAAGTATTTATCTATTGCATCCACCGCTTTATTATAATCACTTGGTCTAGATATCTTGATATCAAAGTGTCGTCTTTCTGAAAACCAACCTTCGGGCATTGAATAGAACTGAACCAATAGGTAATGATGTGAGCCTGCGCTTCTTAACAGCAGGATGTTATCATTGTGTAATCTTAAATAAGGCATCTCAATCTTTTTTAGATACGTCCTTATTTTGGAAATCATTGCGGGTTTAATCTTGTCCATAGTCGTATGATAATAAAAAGGTTTTTATTAATTGAGGTAATGTCTGAATCTGATTCGTCTCTTTATGAGTATAAATCAAATCGTCTTCGGTATTATAAGACTGACGATAATTCCTTGTCGTATAAATTGTAAACGCAGAAATCAAATCAGTTACTCTTGCTCTGACGACCCTATTAAGTTCGCCACCTTTGTTAAGACCACGATTGTACGCATCACGTAACGTAATCTCTGTCTCTTGAATTAAGTCTTCTATCTCGTCTGTCATTTTTGTTTGGCTTGATGTTCAAATAATAGTTTTATAATATGCTGATAGTCAGCGCACTGAATTAGATTATACTTTTCTTGCTCTTCGTGGATATGGATTAGCCATAGCTTTCCAATCTTGATGTTAGTATTCTTCTCTATGATATACTTATACAAGTTTAGCTGAATCGAATAAGCCTCGAACTCGCATTCGTGTAGAAAGTTAATTGGTGCTTTCATTCGTTTACGATACTTGCTATTCATTGCAATTTCCTTGTTGGTCTTGTAATCCCATATCTCGTAAGACTTGGTCTTGTTATTCCAAAACAAGCAATCCACCATACCACCAACTCCTAGTTCGGCATCTCCCACAACCAACTCCATAGCAACGGGATATAGATTAATACTAGCATCTGCATAGAACTCTAAAAACATTCGCTTGCACTCGTTATACCGCTCAATAATCGTAGGATACTGCTCTTCGTATTTAAGTTCATCTACGGGGAAAACTTTGTTCAACCAATAGTTCTCTGCGAACGCGTGTAATAGCGTCCCCTTTGTCCTAGATATACCTCCTTTGAAATCCCATTCAGCTAGAACTTCTTCTACTGATATGCCACGTTTCTTGGCGGTCTTTTCAGCCATCCCTTTTGAGTCAAACTTCTCTTTAAACATTCCAACGAATGTTGTTCCCGAAATCAACTCTTGCTCGCCTATATAATAAACGTGCGGTTCGTCGTAGTATTTTACGTTCTTAAACTTGGATAATTCTTGATGTATATTCATATTAGAAAGGCGCATCGTCCCTATCGTCAAACTGATGTGGAATGCTATTTATTTGTGAGTCTATGTAAATTATTTCGGGCTGTGTAAATCTGAATAATTCTTCCTTCGTATCGGCTACTCGGTTAGTTAATACATCGCAATGACGAACAATAGAACCCGTCATACCATTACGATTCTTTAAAATTACAAACTCCAATGTAGTATCTATTTCAGTAGGCTCTGGCGTTCCATTTGCTCGCGCCTCCGTCAATGCATAATAGTGTGGACGATACAATCCAATAACGATTGATGCATCTTGCTCAATATTACCCGACGAACGAATGTCAGATAGTTGTGGGCGCTTATCGTTTCTAGATTCCACCGTTCTACTTAACTGCGACAAGCAAAGGATAGGAATGTTTAGCTTTCGGGTCAATCTTTGAATCTTTGTTGACACACTAGATACCTGTGCGAAATCGCTTTGGTCTTTGATTTGGCTATCACGAATTAACTGCAAGTAGTCAATGATTACAATGTCAATCTTATGCTTGCGACACTGCGAAATTATAATGCTTGACAAGTAATTGATATCACGATTATCTGAATCATAAAAGAAAATCGGTAAGCGCTTCAAGTTGATAGCATCCGAATCTTTAATCTTGTCAATGTCTTCTTGCGATAAACGATATGCACCTAAATCTGCGTAAGTAAACTCTGATGCTTCTGACGATATGAAACGATTCATTAAGGATTCTTTCGGCATCTCTAATGATAATAGCAATACATTCTTGCCCGACATACCCGCTTTCTTGGCAAAGTCTAAACCGACAATAGTCTTTCCCGCTGATGGTCTAGCGGCTATAACAATCATCCCTGCTTGCCAACCTCCAACTGAATAGTTAAGCTGACGACTTCCCGTGTCAACGCCCGAAAACTTTGCCTTCCCCGCATTCTCTTCTAGCAATGTGATTGTGTCGTCAAATACATCTGCAATAGACACCACCTCGCTATTAACATCCACACCTCTATTAAGTGCGTCATTCTCTGCATCAATCGTAGCGCGAATAGTATTAACATCCTCTCCTTTTAATAACATAGAATGAATATTAGCAGACATCTCTGCTAGTGCGCGCTTTGCATACAATTCCTTTAACTCAATACATACTTCCGACAAGTCAATAATACGCTTGGGTCTCAACGAAAGAATTTCAGCCTCATTGACCCCTTTTAATTTCTTTGACTTAACAAGTCGGAATATGTCTGTGCGACTAAATGTATTCTGCGTGTCAGATAATTCAACGCAAGCTGAATAAACTGCCTTGTTTATCGGGCTAGTAAATACATCTGCGCTCAACATTTTCTTTGCATCTTGGGTATAATGCGAATTTTCAATTAAGAAGCTTGTAAGGTCGGCTTCTAGCATCGGGTCAATAAGTTCTAATTTCATATCGTTTTAGTAATTATCAGGTATTTGAATCGTAGTACGTGGCGCTTGTGGGTCGCTAGGTAAATGTGTAGGCGCTGAATATTTAGGAGCGAATAAACCTGCCCAATTATTAGCAATGGATGTGTCAATGATTTGTTCTAGTTGTGCATCTGAATAGCTAGACCAAGTCTTAATCAAAGTCTCACGACCCATTGGTTTATATGTTTGGTTCTTTTCTTTCTTATACTTAAACCATTTTTCAAAAATCAAATCACGTGGACTTAACTCCTTTTCTTCTTTTACTTTAATTTCCTTTACTTTACTTTCTTTTTCTTTACTTTGTTCAACGGTCGTTGGACTCTCGCTTAGCTGTCGTTTAGCTGCTGACTTTAATCCAGCCTCTCTGCGTTGTTCTTTCATTCTAAAATATGGTTCTAGATAAACTAACATCTTAGGAGAAAAGAACTTCTCTTCTGCATCAAACTCAAACAATTCGTAGCCACAAATAGTAGCTTTAACCTTTGCCTCTGACACACCAAACTCTTCTGCAAGTAGGTCAATATCTTCAAGCGGATACATTAAATCTTGTTGCTCCCTTAATGTTTCTAGGAGCATAAAATAAATACCATACCCCTCTACTCCCAATTCCTTTCTTAGCCTACGAATCTTTCGGTCGTGGCGTGCATTACAAAAATGCGGAAAATAATAAGCGTCCTTTTTCATACTCTTGCTATCTCTTTGTCTAGTGATGAAATAATATCTGATAATCTGTCAACCTCATTCAAAATGATATCGAATGCGGGAATGTCGGGATTGTAATGTTTAAGCACTCTTTCGTAATCTGAAAGTTCTATTTCAGTGTGTACTTTTTTAACCCGCAAAATTGCTAGATAAGCTTTGTCTTCTAATGTCATTTGATTGTTTGGTTAAGCCCAAGCCCCTCACTAAATGTTGCTAGTGAAAGACTTGGGACAAATATAAGCAAATAAATTTATTTCGCAATAACGATACTATTTATATTCTGCGTTGGGATAGCTACCACTACGTGTCGTGTGTTATTCTCATAGCAAAACTCGCGTGGTCTACTTAAATCCTCGAACAATAAAGACTTCGCATCGGTAGTGCATCCAATGTATTTACCTAGCATAATCTCGTTATGCATAAATAATTTATATTCAACCATATACTTCACGTTTCGGTCATACTGACCTACGTTTGCCCATTTGTTGTCGGGAGCATATACATCTACTTGCTCTCCAAAACGTGTCAAATAAGTTTCCATTACTCTTCTCATAATTCTTTTTCTTTTAAGTTAAAATTGTTTTTAAATCTTACGTTTTTAATACCAAGTCTGTCGTAGAAAATAGTATCTATCTCTTCGGAAAATATTTCATCTTCTGACACTTGGTTGGTTTGTACTCGTTGTAAAAAATTGTACTTATCGTACACTGGTTTTTCGACTTTCTTTGGATTAAATATTATCCAAGTTGCTAGACCGCTTGCGCTTGTTAAGCTTATCAAAATGATTCTTTTTAATTTCATCCGCAATGTCGTTTTCTAGATTCGCCATCCCTATATAATGAGATGTTAAAATAAATATTAGAACAAGGATTATGACTGCTAGGAAACAATCCATTTGTGCCTCAAAAGATTTGGTCGTATATATCTTCACCATAAATAATAGCGTAGATAATCCCGATGTGTATTGTACTAGCTTCATAATAGTTCTATTGTTTTTTTGATTTGATTAATGATTTTTTCGCAAAGCACCTCGTCATTAGGCTCTGTACAATCTATTGTTAAGTCTGTTAATTGACTACGCAAATGATTTAGATTAATGATTGGCGTGTAGTATTTCTCTTGGTAGCATTGCCGACCTGCTCTATCGAACATTACGATTCGTGTCCATAATTTGCCCGACGACACACCTAGTGTATCCCCGCTTGAAAAGTTATATAATAACATATTGGTTGGTTTAATAAACGATTAAAAGAAAATATGCAATTGCAACTGCAATAACCATAAGGAGGGCTTCTAGACCCTCCCCGTATGTAGGTTTATTTTTAGAACTCATTTTTATGCGTCAATTTAAAGGTTGTTGGATAAGGAGATTGTATAGTATAATCATTGTCGTCGTACACTCCTACGAATAATTCGTCTTCGTATGTAAGATGCAACACAAACCGCTTGCCTCCCATTTCAAATGACTGCCAAGCATCTCTTTCAAAATCCCAATCTAATACAATATCACAATCCACTTTGTTTACCCTTGCCCATACTAATATCTTCTGCGAAAAAGGATTGATTACTACATTAAATTTAGTCATCTGATAATTTGATTTTAAGGGCTGATAATACGTCGTCTAATGATTCACTAGGCTCGTCTGATTCTGATTCATCCTCATCGCTTAAAAGCGCCATAAGCAATAGTTTAGACACAAGTTCTTCCATAGATTTTGGATTACGCTCTCGTCTAGCCGAAGCATCAACTCCGTCACGTTGACTATCTCGTATCTCTCTCCAATAATCTGCACCTTCGGGCGTCTTGGCGAAAAGAAAACTGCTGGATACAAACGTATCAAAGTCGTCAAATTCCTCTTTCAAGAACTCTTTAAAGTCGTCATTCTCTAATCTGCAATTAACAAAGTTGCTGATGAATTGTGATTGCTCAACCTCGTTAAGCATATCAAAATATATTTGTCCCGTCATATTATTTATTAGTTCTTAATTGTTCGATTTGGTTTAAAAGTTTTTGTGAGTCAGCATTAGCCTTCTCTAATAGATTTTTATAAGCCTCGCTTAAACAATACAATTCAGATATCAACTCGTCTCTCAATTCCCACTCCTCCATTTCTGCATAGCATTCCATTTGCTCGTAGTCGATTGGGGATAAAGTACAATCCTTGATTGCATTTAAAATTTTTACTCGTGTACTCATTGTTTGAACGATTGCCTATACATCGTGAGGTTCTAGGTTATTAAATAGAATGTGATGCAAAAGCTAAGTGAGCCATATCTTCGTAGTCATATTTCTTGGGATAATGAATCCGTTGCAAGTTATATGGGGTAGCGTCAAGACCATACTCGCAAGTGTAACCGACTGCTCTTAATTCGTCAATCAATTCATTGCACCGCTCGTAAGAATATACATCGTCGGCATACCGCTCAATGATTTCAGTCACGTTTGCGGGCAATAGTTCGGGGTATTCAAATAAGTCTTTCATTGTAATTGCATTAAAAGGATTTCGATATTATTAATAAGGTTTTCTTCTTCGGAAAAATCTTCCGCTACATACTTTCTATCTTCTAAAAGAGTTCTCAACTCTTCTAGGTTCTCGCGAATTACATCGACGATTGCATCTTGTTTAGGCATCTTGTTGTTCTTTAATTAGTGCTTTTAGGAATGAGGAAACACTGCACGTAAAATGAGTCGATTCAATTAATGATTCGATTGAATCGTACGTAAATGAAGAATGCAGACCCATCTCATATTTAATATTATGTTTGCATTCATAATTATATTCACCTACTCTCTTATTTGAATAATCTATAAATCCGTGCATCTTAATCATCTCTTCGCCTCTTATTCTATAAGACAATGAATGACCATAATATCGTCCCGTCTCTTGCCACACGGGTTCTAATTCAAAACCTAACTCGTCGAAATAATCAGATAGCTTTTGCAAGTTACTTTCTATTTCTAGGCGTAACATTTTTACCCTAGCTTTTGCAACTTTATTCTGCTCATCACAAAAAGATTTGTCGGATTGCAACTCTTCTAGAATAGGTACTAGTGGGTTGCTTGATGATACCTTCGTAGTATTCATCTGCTTAAACTCTTCGATTAAAGAGTCAACAATTTTAGATTGGTTTGGGGTTAAATTTTTCATTTGGTTTGGTTAACGATTGCCTATACATCGTGAGGTTATTGGGTTAAACTTCTTCGCTATTTGTTAGAAACATAATTGATGTAAGCGTGGTATTATCATCTTCATCGTATAGGTCTTCTTCTACCTCATACACAATCTCTTCATCTGAATCCCTATCGTATCTATAATAGATATGCACATTGCTTAAATCAAATTCCTTTTGAGTTTCCAGTAGGAATTCTAATAACTTTTTTGCAGTCAAAGGTTTTTTGTTTTTCATAATACTGACGATTGACCTATACATCGTGAGGTTAAAGTGATTAAATAGTAAATTGCATAAAGTAGTTTATCATACAATCGTAAAGGCTCTCATATCCGTCATTAGAAGGCGACGCCAAGAAATCCTCATACAATGTAATTATCTCGCCGAAAGCTAAATCATATTCTAGTTCGACATCAATACGCTCATAGGCATAAGCCAACTGCGTGAACAAAAAGAAATCATAATCGTATTTCATAATACTGACGATTGTCCTATACATCGTGAGGTTAAAGGTTTAATTAGTTAAATCGTAATAGCTGTCAGCATAAAAATTAGCTACGTTTATTAGCTTATCTACTAACTGCGGAACATCTAGTTCTTCTACTTTAATTGCATCGTCATCGTCTAAAAGATTTTTCAATGCTTCAATAAGTTGCTCTCTCATTGTTTTATTAGCGATTGTCCTATACATCGTGAGGTTTTTAGTGATACCCAAATATAGGGCGGTAAAAATTATTCTGCTGAAATAGTAGACGAATCCGCTGATTGTGTAGACGAAATATCTTGGCTTGCTGAATTGTTGCTAGTGATATTATTTCGTCGTGCATAAGCCTTTGCCCAACCTAGTTGCGCTATTGTTAATTGCTCGTTAAACGTAGCGTACTTTGCCATTTTGATAATCTTATTGTGTTCGGTATCGGCTTGGTACACATAGTTCTTTTGAGCGCATTCATAGACCGCTTTCATTAGGGCTTCGTTCTCTTTATAAATACGTGTTGATTCTTTATTAAATGTAGGCATATTGTTAGGCGGTTTCCTTTACACCGCAAGGTTAAGGTTATTAGTCGTTGTTAATCTGATTTTGTAATTTTTCTATCCAATGATTGGGTAGTTCTACGCAACTGATTACTATCTCATTTGCATAGCAATCAGCAATAGCCTCATCTTTACTGCCAAATATAATAATGTCTCCCATTCCGTCTTGCAATGGATTGTCGTTTGCTTTATCATAAACAACAAAGTCGTATTCAGATAATTTTTTCATAATCTTATGCGGTTGCCTCTACACCGCAAGGTTAAAATGATTAGTAATTGTAAAGGTCTTCCCACCCGTCTACTGCTTTCGGTACGCTAGGCATCTCTCTTCTGTCCTCGTCGTAGTTGATTATTAACTGCACTACCTCTTGGGTATTTGTTAGTCCCAATTTGTAATACTTATGAAATTCGTCAGCATCCATATTAGCAAAGTCAGAATGAGCGAATGAATGCAAATGATAGTAGTTCCACGTGCCGTCACAATCTCCGTCACAACCCGTATGCAAGAAGCCGTAAGTTGTTGACCCGTCTCTTATTATCTTGACAAAGTAATGAATACCTTCGCCACCCGTAATAATCGTATCAGTGAACTGAATGAGTTCCCCCCTTAATGATACGGGAACAAACAAATCTCTTTGATAATCGTGAATATTCCAATTAACAAATTCTCCTAATCTCATTGCAAGATTTTTCATAATAGTAATAGCGGTTGACCTATCCACCGCAAGGCTAAAATGATTAGTGTTTTATTTTCTACTAGCAATTGTTCGCCAATATGAGTGACCTTTCTTTGTGTTCTCCCAACTAAACGCTCCCGCAACAAACGGGTAAAGACTATCCTCTTTATTGCGCTCAATATAGTCGTTTGTATAGCCAACCCTATCCGCATTTAATTCGTCAACGAACTCAACCCACTCGTCATAGCTTAACAATTCTAGCACATCCTTTTGCAAGCAAGCTACCTCAATAGGGTATTTGGCACGCTCTATTTGTACTATATCGTTGTCTAATGAGCCGACCTCATTTAAGAAAGTTGCCTCTATTTTGAAGCCCTCAAACGTACCCTTAATATCAAGGTATTTGTCAGTCTCGCAACCGCCGTCACGACTTGTAAGGGTTAACGTATCGCTCATTAATAGCTTAGTAAACATATCAATTCCGTTACCCTTTTTTAGGTAGAAAAACAAGTCAAGTTCTCCGCTAGACTTGACACTCAAATTGATTACGCTAGCCTCGTTTGGCTTCATCAATTCCACAAACTTTGTAAGGTTTTTTGTTGCTTGCAACATAAGATTAATATGCGGTTGACCTATACACCGCAAGGTTCTAGATTAAAAATGAAAATCAAAATCAACTTCTTTGCCCTCTACTATATCTTCCTCTTTCCATACGTTTACCTTAAAGTCAACGCCCTTGTCCACTAGCCAAATCATAAGGCTTTTCTCTTCCATAGTCAACCTTTCTATTGACATAGTTTGTTCGGTAGAAAAATCCCTATTATTTGTGTACTCATAAAATCCAGTGTAGATTGTTTCACATTTCTCTTGAATCCAATCTGCTTTAATCTTAAAGGTTTTCTCTCGGTACTCTCCTTTAAAAACGTAAGTGTATGATGTAATAATCATAAGGGTAAAATTCGGTTTAGCGACCACCGAAAAGCGTAGGTTTATATAATAATTAAACTTTAATCTGCTAGCGCCCAAAGTTCATAGACGTCGTCGTAGGTTAATCCGTACATCTCCGCAAGGCGTTCAAACAATCGCTCTCGCACTAAGCTATCCGTGACCTCTATATAGTCATAGACCTCTTTCTTTAAGCATAGCGTCCCGTAAAGACCTAGAAACGTAGCCGTCTCATTTAACTCCGCACCTAACTCGTCGGTCGGGAATGTCTTTGTGTAATACTCTTTGATATTATCCGTCATCAAAAATGTTAACATAGTTTTAGTGGCGGTTGCCTATACACCGCAAGGTTAAAGTGATTAATATAATGTTATACTTTTAAGGTCTTTCTCGTTGATTATCGTGGTCACGATTGTGCATTTATGACCATAAATCTTTTTGCGCTCTACCATAGCCTTTATAAAGTCTAGGTTTGCCGAATAGGTAGGCTTCCACCCTTCGATTCCGTTCCACGTATCATCACGTAGGTCTAGTTGAAAACCACGTTGGTTTACGATATGATATACTTTCATAATACTAGTGGCGGTTGCCTATACACCGCAAGGTTAAAAGGTTAATTTAAAATTAATTTTACGTGATATGTATCTACGTCGCCGTATTCATCTAGGACATATTTCTGCCCCTTTACTAATAGCTTTTCGTCTATCGGTTTATTTTGCATTGATTCTAGCATATCATTTTGTGTTATACTAAACTCACGAAAATTCAATAAATTAGAATAAGCCATAGCTATAAAGTCCCCTCGCTCATTAAGATACCAATCCAAGAATTTTTCGCGGTCAATGAGCAATGTGTCTGTTAATTCATAAGTTCTCATAATAATAGCGGTTGACCTACACACCGCAAGGTTTTAAGATTGTTGCTAGTGAAAATTATTTGGCGGTCTCTAATATTAAAGCTACCGCCTCTTGTGACTTTTTGCTTGACTGCATAATCAAGTTCTTGTCGTCGTTGATTGCCTTAATCCACCCGTTAATATAGGCTTGACTATTTTTAAAGTCGTCAACCTTGCAATCAATTCCCGTGATAGCTTCTAGATAAAGCGCACCCAACTCCGCTACTAATTCCTCCTTTGAGTAATTCTCGCTACCGAAATTTGCCGTCGTGTCTAGTCGGTTAAGGCGTGACTTGTGTCCCGTGCTATGGATAGCCTCGTGAAAGAATACCTTGTAATAATCCCCGCTTGACTGCCACTGCTTGTCCGTCTTTTCGGGCATTTGAATATAGTCCCCGCTAGGGCTATAAAACGCTTGTCCTTGCTTGCTATGTTTAAGCGTGACTACACTAGACCACCCTTTTAATATAGCCTCCGCGCTAGCTACCGCCTCCAATTCGGTTGCCTCTTCTTCTACTAGATTGGGCGTGTCGTGAGGTAGGTTCGTTTGACTGATTGACCATACTTTCCACTGCTTCAAGTAGAAAGATTTGCGGGCTATTTTCTTGTCCGCTTCGGGTACTTTTGCTAGGGTAGGATAGTAGGTAGTTTTCCCGTCCTTGTCCACTGCATAGCTGATTTGCCACATAAAGATATCCGTCCCCTTTTCCCCCTTATTAATTAAGCCCTCACATTTTTGGATATGGGCAAACGTGTACCACTTGTTGACCCAATTGTTTTCTAAGGCTATTGCCGAAAGAATAAATTGATTCCAACCTTTGTACGGGCGTCCATAAGCGGACAACGCTTGAAAGCTACCCGTCACGCCGTCCTTGAAAGGCTTAAACCACTGCAATCCCTTGTCTTTGAGACCCGCTATAACCTTGTCGTTAATTGAGTCAATGATTTGCGCTTGTGTTAATTTTGGTGCGCTTGCAAATGTTTTTTTAGCTACTGCCATAAGATTAATAAGCGGTTGACCTACCACCGCAAGGCTTAAAGATTATTTGATTGTTTTTAATTCTACCGCGTTGGGCAACGTAGAAAGATATTCAACGTAGCCAACCTCATTTTCCGTAACGAAAGCCCAATCGTCATTAATAAATGTTTCTAAGGCGCGACCCATAAAAAATGAAGGCTCGAAATCGTCAAGCGTGTAGGGTGATTTCGCTTCACCCGTCATAGATATATAATAATTATTAAGCGCGTCAAGCATTTGCTCCTTGTTGTCAAAGCTAAAATGTAAAGGATGTCCGTCCCCTTTCATTCCTAAAATGTTAAAAATTGCGTAGTACATAACAAAGGCGGTTGACCAATTACCGCAAGGCTTTAAGATTAAGATAATAAACTAGCAACGATAAGGGCTAGGGCAACCCGTGCCACTAGACCCAACTGAAATTTTAAGTCCTCCATATTACTTACCCTCCTCCACTGAAATACAACCACCTGCCGAAAAGATAGACCCAAACACTAAGAAAGCGAAGCGACCGCCTACGGGCGCATCTGCTACCCAAGCCAAGTCCCACGCCACAAAGGCGATAAGAAAGTAAAACACTACAAAAATCAAAGCGATAACTTTTACATAGATATTCATAATAATTCGCGGTTGACCTATCCACCGCAAGGCTAATGATTATAATAATTCAGTTAATTTGTGCATATCAATTTCGCATTGAACGAATTCGTAAAGCGACTGATAAGCTAGTTCGGTTATATTTGTGCAACCCCCGAAATCCGTTACTCCTAATGCCATAACAATAGCGAAGCAATCAGAATAATAGATACAAGCCGTGTCAATTTCTTGACTGATATAGTCTTGAATTTCGTCGTAATCAGTCATAAGATTAGTCTTTGACCCAATCAAGTCAATAATTTCTTTTTCTAGTGTTTCCACAAAAAGAAAGGGATTAAATTTTTCCATAGGAAAAGTTCGGTTAAAGCGACAACCGAAAAGCAAAGTTGAAAAAATTGTTTCACGTGGAACATACCACGTTGCGACTAGATAGGGAAACGAACCCTACACTCACGGGACTAAGCCTAAGTGAGGCGACCAACGTCTAGCCGTTAAGCGTAAACTATCACTAGCGGTAGCGGTTCAAAAGGGCTAAACCCAATTTATGTACATCCGTTTCATTGCACCCGTTGACCCTACGGGGGTGGGAATTTGATAACTCTGTTTTTTCAGAAAAGCCGATAAGTCAAAGAACTATTTAAGCATACTTTCGTCCGTTCGGTCGGGGCTATTGACAAACCGCGTTTAGCGCGGTACAAGTACTTATGTTTAACGTCTAGCCCTCCCCTAGTGAGCCTATCCTTTGCACCACTATTGCAGTGGCTTCGCATCTCCCCCTAATGAGCCAATTCGGGCGTTCGGGGTATATAGCACGCGCCTCGTTCGGCGGGCTTGTCTCGTGAGCCGTTGCTCCCGTTTGACATTACAAACCTACACAATTTTATATACCCTTGTCAAGTTTTCTTTGAAAAATGCAATGAATTAGTTCAAATTAGTTGAAAGTTCTTTAAATAATACAATTAGCATAGTAATAACCCTTTCGCCCTATACTGAATTCGCGCTACACGCACGATACGCGACACGCACGCTACGCGCAACACGCGACACGTACACGCATCACACGCGCGACGCACACGCGCTACACTATGAGCAATTTTAGACCCCCGATTTTGCGTCTAATGAACTTTCTTTACTAGGGCGGATAGATTGGACATTTTAGGGGGTAAAGTCGCTTAAATCAAAGATATGACCCCTTAAATCGAATGCTTTGTTTTGTACAATTTTTGTCTAGGAAAAATCCTATATGAATTGTAGGGTCGTTGGGGGGTTGATTTTTGGGGGTTATTGTTGGGCGGGTAGACCCTCTTGCCGACCTATACGCCTAGCAATTTATTTTTCTATCCTGACTTGTGGGGGTTGTTGTTTCTTGACGGGGTCAATCAGGATAACTCAGGACAGAATTGTTAGGAGGGTATTGTATAGGGGTTATTCGTCGGTAATATATTGCCGAACAGGATAACTCAGGACAGGGAATTTTGGAATTTTGATTATGAAAAGAGACCCCACCCCGTTCGGAATTTGCGGTTTGTCATTGGTTTGGCGACCCGTCCCGTTTTATATATAACCTTCTGAAAACACCTACGCGCTACATAAAAAATTGCAACATTGGCGACTAATCATTACCTTTGGACACATAAACCAAACGATATATAAAATGTTACAATACAACATCAGGCAAGCACCTGCAAATACGGTCATTGTAGAGGTTGGTAAAACGCTAGAAGATACAGTTACTTTTGGCAGTATGACGCTACACATAGACCCTGAATTTAACCCTACACATCACGCAAGAATCTTTGGACGAGTAGTCGCTGTACCAGACGGTAGAACGTGGGACGAAGAGAACAATACAATTAACGACGAGGTTGAGGTAGGCGACCTTATATACTTCCATTACTTAGTAACTAGCAATGAAGCAAACTGTATCTACGGCAACTATTATAAAGTACCTTATTATTGGATTTTTTGTAGCGTTAGGAACGGTAATATATTACCTGTTGGAGGCTGGACTTTATGCGAGCCGACGGTTGAGCAGGAATATAATACAGTTGAAGTTGAAGGTAAGAAAATGGAAGCGACTTTTAGTGCATCAGGATTAGTGACATCTGTGTTTAAAACACCATCTGTTGACGTAGCAAAGTTATCATATATTGGTAAGCCAGTAGGTGACAATTATGAGTGCGAAGCAAAGGTAGGTGCAACAGTAGTTTTAGCTAAAAACTCCAACTTTCTTAACAAAATTGAAGGTAAAGACTACTATACTGTTAAGCAACAATACATCTTAGGAGTTAAATAAAGCACTTTTTGTACGAAAATCCAACGACCGTTCAACGACCGTTCAACGACCGTTCAACAAAGTAAAGAAAAGAAAAGTAAAGTAAAGTAAATAAAAGGCACTAACGCGCCAGCTGATTGATATGTTTTTTGTTAACCCTAAAAGACCTACTTTTGCGAAAGCAATGTTGCTCAAGTTCCGCCGCCGCGCCGCCGCCAAACAATAAAAATTATGGCATCATTTACCGATGAAGAGTTCAGCAAGATATTAATCCCAGTTGGACAAAAGAATTTAGAGAAAGACCCTGTTGTAAATCAAATCTTTGGAAAGATTAGCAAGGATGAAATTCCGCTAATCGAGTACGTTGCATTGCTTTATGATATGAAGTCCCCTATGAGATTGAAGATTCCTGACATTGTTGAAAGAAAAGAGGAGTGTGCAGAGATGGCTGGGTTAAAAGGAGACAACACTCATATCTTTGATTTAAGCGACGATAAATTGCTTGGGTATATCAATGTATATCTCAAGCACCAATCGTCGAAAATATGGGCTATTCTCGCAGCCAACGAAGAAGTTCTATGGCAATACCAGCAAGAACTTTTAACTCCTATTGTAAATTTCAAGAATGACAAAGATAAATTGCAAGCACTTGAGATTAAATCAAAGTTGATGGGCGAGTGTGATGCAATTATTAAACGAATTGAGGCTTACGAAGAAAAGTTGTTTGGCGACAATCAAACTAAGAAAGATAAGATTCTTAACTATACTCCTGAATCAATAGCTAATGTCTAACAACTACTTTACCTCCACTATATGTTACGTGGTATTGAAAATACACTATATGCTTCGTCGGTCAGTTTGCTTTAAACGCACTTTTTATGTATAGAACTCACAAGAATTGTACGACTAAAGAAATTAACGGGATAGTCGTTAACATTCCGCCAGCAGGAATGGTTTACAATGTAATTACAAACGAGTGGGAGAAACGCGATATTGTCAAGCGTTCAGCCCGCAAAGAAAACCAATATTGGGAAAGACCTTTACCGCCAACAGATTATGACATTAAACGAAAAAAAGAAATTGCTGCGCAAAAAACCAATTCGGAATACTACAACCCAGAACTACAAGCCTACCGCAATCAAGAGTGGGATAGGCGACTTAACGGTTACTGGTTTTACAATAATGGTGTGCCTACTTACGTTACTGGCTTACACTATTTTTACTTGGTACACTGGAAGATTGATGTAGGCTATCCTCACTTCCGTATGACGGATGTTGACTTTTTTTACTTTTTGGAATACGTAGTTCAAGACCCACGCGCTTTGGGAATGATTGAAGTGACTAAGCGTCGTCAGGGTAAGACTATGCGTGCAGGTGCATTTTTATTCGAACTGACGTCCAGAAGTAAAAATAAGAACGCTGGTATCCAATCAAAGACTTTTGAGGATGCTAAGGACAACGTATTTGCAAAGGGAATTGTAATGCCGTTTAAGTACCTACCCGATTTCTTTGTTCCAATTTACGATACTGAAAAGGGTATGACCCCCAAAGGGGAGCTTCGTTTTTTTAAGACAAACAAACGCGGTAAGGATGAGGAGCTGTTCGACAAAAAGATTGAACTAGAATCTGGTATTACGTTTAAATCGGCGGACAAGTTTGCGTATGACGGTACTAAGCTGCACAGATATCTAGGAGACGAGGCTGGTAAAACAAAGGGTGTTGACGTTTATGATAGACATCAAGTCGTTCAGTTCTGTCTGTTTGAAGAAGAAAAGATTGTCGGAAAGGCACTTTACACAACTACTGTCGAGGAAATGGAAGATGGTGGACAAGCTTTCCAAAAGTTATGGAACGCATCTGATATTAAAGATAGAGATGCTAATGGAAGAACAAAGTCAGGTCTGTACCAGTATTTTATGCCCGCGTATAAGACTTTATTTTACGACAAGTATGGCTTTCCAGATGAAGTTAAAGGCAAAGAATATTTTATGAACGCTCGTGCTGGACTTGAGAGCGACCCACGTGCGTTAGCTTCATATATCCGTAAGAACCCTTTTACAATTGAGGAGGCGTTCTTTTCAGAAGCAGAATCTTGTTTGTTTGATGCAATGAAATTAAATCGACAAATAGAATCTATTTCGTGGATGGATGAAAAAGATTTGTATATTCGCGGCGAATTTATGTGGGAGAATAGTGTGCGAGACAGCAAGGTTTTATTTAAAAAAACGTCCAACGGTAAGTTCTTGGTTCACAAGAAAGTAAATCCAATGGACACTAGTTACTACAATCAGGTCAAGGAATACGGTACAAAGAAAGCTCCTATTGAGGCAATGAAGTACGTAATTGGTTGTGACCCATTTGACCACAACAGTACAGTCTCTAATCAGCGTTCTGATGGAGCAGCTTATGTCTATAAGACTTTTGACGCCGTAAACGAATTAAGCGAAACCTTTTTAGTCGAATATATTAATCGTCCCGACAAAGCGGAAATCTTTTACGAGGATATGATTAAGTTGTGCCACTTCTTTGGATGTACAATATTACCAGAGGATAACAAGGTTGGTTTGATTAAATACTTCGAACACAGGGGCTACGAGCGGTTCTTGTTTAAAAATGGACATAAGTACGGTGTGTCTGCTACAGTTAAAACACACCAGCAAATAGCTGAATTAATCGAAACTTACGTTGAAGAAAATATTGCAAAATTAAATTTTAAAAATCTTTTGTTAGATTGGTTGAAGTTTGATATAAATAAAACCACTAAATTTGATGCGACAATGGCAAGTGGCTACACGTTAATGTTAGCCAACAGTTCGCGATTCGCTCAAAAACAAGAAGTAAAAAAGAAGTTATACGACGTAAAGGAGATATTCCTGTAAGATTATGGCAGAAAACGCAAACACGATTAACAATTTCCCTTCGCACACAATTGATGCGAGCCAGAAGGATGAAAAATGGATTGCCCAGTATTTGAAAGCAGCTTGGACTGACTTCTCTGCGTACTATCCGAATCAGATGTACAACGGACGTGATAAGTACCACGAGATTAAGTTGTATATGTATGGCAAGCAATCAGTTAGCCGCTACAAGAAATTGTTACAGCCGCGTGAAGTTGCCAACGAAGACCAGTCTTGGATTAACATTAACTGGGACATCTTGCCTATCATTCCTAAGTTTCGTCGTATTGCTTTATCAACTTTATTCAAAACCGATTACGATATTTCTGTTGACGCTATTGACCCAGTAGCTCAAGACGATAAAGATAAGTTTTATGCAGATAATGCCGCTAAATTAATCTTAAAGCAGGAGTTTGAGAAACAGGGATTAGACCCAGAATTAGTTCCAACACCAGAGGTTAAAGCAGATTCGTTAGAAGAGCTTGATATGTATATGAACTATTCATACAAGCACCGAATGGCGATTGAGTTAGAGATGGCGTTGCAACTTATAATGAATCTAAATAAGTTTGAAAATGAGCGTTTAAAAGTCATTGAGGACTTACACGATTGGGGAATTGGAGGTTATAAAGAATATTTTGATGCACACAATAACATTAAAGTTCGCCGCGTAAATCCAATGAATATGGTAATGTCTTATACGACAGACCCTAACTTCAAGGATATCCAATACGTTGGAGAGGTTATTGAAATGACTATCTCTGACTTAAAGCAAATGGCTGGCGATAAGTTTACCGAAGAGCAATATGAGATTATTGCTGAAAAGTATTCTAACAAATACAACAATACATCGACACTACGTGACCTTAATAGTAATTACAACGGTATTTACGACGGATTTAGAATCAAGGTATTAGACTTAGAGTTCTACTCTTACAACAGTATGATTCTTGAAGAGCGAGTTAACTCAAAGGGGAATGTAGTCGTAGGTCGTGCAGGAAAGATTAAAAACTCCCGTAAGGATAAGAAATACTCAAAGACAGATTACAAAGTAGTTTACAAGGGTAAGTGGGTTATTGGTTCTGAGTTTTTCTTTGATTGCGGTTTGGCTACAAATATGAAGCGTGCAAAGTCTTCTTTAACAGATACTTCGTTAAGCTATCATATTTCAGCACCTAATATGTACCAGATGTCAACTTACTCTTTGGGAGACCAAATGAAGAGTATTGCTGACCAGATTCAGTTGGCTTGGTACAAATTACAGAATGTTATGTTACGTGCTAAGCCACGTGGTATAATGATTGAAATTGGCTCGTTAGAAGGAGTACCTCTTGGAAAAGCAGGTCGTGCGTTGAAGCCATCAGAAATTTTAGATTTATATAATCAAACAGGTACTCTTGTTTATCGTAGATTAGATGATGAAGGACAAGCAAGCAATTATAAACCTATTGAGGAGCTTGAAAATGGTATTGGTAATGAAGCTGTTCAGTATTTCAATATCATTAAACAAAATATTGATTTACTTAGGGACATTTTAGGATTTAATGAGATTACAGATGGTTCTACACCAGACCCTCGTACATTAAACGGTGTTGCTAAGTACGCAAGTGAATCAACTAATAACTCCCTTGATTTTATTAAGAGAGCTGAGAGAGATTTGCTTGAAAGATTATGCTATGACCTAACATTGCGTATTCAAGATACTGCGCTTAATGGTTCATTATCAGGGTATGTTAGAGCGCTAGGAAGCGAAACAGTTCAATTCTTTAAGTTAGACCCTAATGTGTCTGCATACGAATGTGGGCTTATGGTTCGTCAAAAGCCAAACGAATTTGAAAGAGAGAAGCTTGCTCGTCGTATTGAACAAGCAATCCAATCTAACCAGATTACTTTGGCGGATGCAATGACAGTAGAAAACCTTGAGAATCTTAAATACGCTGAGGTTTTACTTGCTATGCGCATTAAAAAGAATCAAGACGAGGCTCAGAAGCGTGCAATGCAGCAGCAAGAAATGAATGGTCAGATTCAAATGCAATCTGCTCAAGCTGCGGAACAGGCTAAGCAACAAACTATTCAGATTGAAGCTCAGGCAAAACTTATGGTAATCCAGAAAGAAAAAGAACTTGAGTTACAGGTTGAATTAGCTAAGATGCAGCAGTTAGCTCAGATTGAGGCGATGAAGGTTGAGGGCAAGATTAATATGAGTAAAATTGAAGCAAATAGCCGAGAATACATCGCTCAAATTAAAAAGGGCGAAAAAGATTTGCCAAAAACTGAAAAGTAATTAATACATTTGTACCGATAACCAAACAATAAATGGAAGAGAACGTAATAAACCTAGACGAATTATTGCCTAGTGAAACACAACAAGAGTCAACAGTGCGGGACATTACCCCAGCTTCAGAACAAGCTCCTAGCGAAGATGTTAGCGGTGAAACTGAAGGAACTGATGATTCTATTGAAGATGAGTTTCCAAAAGAGGAAACTCAATTAGATGAGGGTATTACAGAAGGTTCGGCAGAACAGGTAGAAGAAAAAGTTGATAGCATCCCAGAGGTGGAAGCTGAAGCTGAGACTCCTACTGAAACTCCTGCTGAGCCATCTGAATATAAATTCAAGGACGATTTCATCAAGAAAGCGGTAGAGTACTACGAGACGTATGGTACTTTGCAACCGTATCTGGAAGCGACTTCGGTTGATTATGACGCTGTCTCAGACTTAGATTTAGTTAAATCTCAGTTTGAAAAAGACAATGCAGATTTAAGCGAAAGAGCAAGAACCAGATTGTTTGAAAAAGAACTTGAGAAATATAATCTTGATTCGTATGATGAAGATGACGTTGAGGTAGGTAAAGCCTTGTTAATGCGAGATGCCAACAAGTTACGTACTAAACTAAAGGAGGAGCAGCAAAAGTTCATCCAAAACATCCAGCCTGCGGGACAAGAACAAGTACAACAAGTATCTCCAGAGGAAATTGAAGCGCAACAAGCGGAAACGCGTAAAGCAATTCAATCTGGAGTAAGTAGTGTAATTAAAGACAACTTAATTAAGTTGGAAGCTAATGGCGAAGGCATTAATTATCAAGTAGCCGATGCTAACAAAGTCGTTGATTACGCTATTGATTCAAGTAAATTTCTATCAACTTTCGCCAAAGACGGAAGTGTAGATTGGAACAAGTGGACACAAGTAGTTGCATTCGCAGAGAATCCAACTCAGTTTATAAGTGAACTAATTAAACACGGAAAATCTTTGGGTCGTAAGGCGATGGAGGCAGAATTAAAAAATGTCACTCCACCTACGAACTCAAAAGAGGTTATTGAAAACAGCGACTTTACTAGTCCATTTGATAACCCTGTTGACTTTTTAAAGGGAATGACTGTAAGAAAGTAAGTTATTCACATTTAAATTTTTATTACAATGGCTATTGGAGCAGGTAATATCGACCGTACCTTTTTGTCTACGGTATCGTTTACAAACACGTTAGAGCAACGTGAAATTTTAAAGGACGTTCTTGACATCTATGATGAAGAGGCGTCAATGTTGGACATCTTAGATTGGACAGGTAAAGCTAAGGCTACTGCTCAAACTGAGTATTTTACAGTACAAAACAACTTCTTGTATGCAACTGCTACAGTTAAGACCCCAGGGACTTCTGCGGGTTCTGCTGGTGCTTCTGTTGACATCACTTGCGTTGGAGCTACTTCTGTTAAGCCAGTAGTTGGTGAGTTAATCTTGTTTGCTAACGGTGTTGTAGGTTATGTATCTGCTGTTTCTGCTGCTACTGACTTTGTTATCACTGTTAAGCCAGTTAACTCTGCTGATGCTATCCCTGCTGCTACAACAGGTTCTAAGTTGTCATTTATGTCTAACGCATACGCGGAAGGAACTGGTTCTAACCAAATGCGTAAGTCTGATTTGATTAAGCGTTCTAACAAGTTGCAAATCTTCAAGACTAAGACTTCTATCACTGATATCGCTTACGGTTCTAAAATCGAAGTTGAATTCAAAGGTAAGCCTTACTACTTCTTGAAGCAGCAGCACGATGCATATTTGAAGCACCGTATGGACATCTTGTATTCAATCTTGTTCGGACGTGAGTCAGCAGGTTTGACAGATGCTTCAGGTAACGCTATCAATACAACTCGCGGTTTGCGTGACACTATCGTTAATGCTGGTGGTATTTCATCTTCAGTTGCAACTGGTGGCACTTTGTTATTGTCTGATATCGCTGCATTGTCTCGTTTGATGGATGCTAACCGTTGCCCAGCAGAATATCAATTGTGGGCTGGTGCTGACTTTGATAACGCTTTTGATACTCAAATCACTGGTGCTACTCAATTCATCAACGGAGCTGTAAACTACGCTTCTTACGGTGGTAAGAAAGAGGTTGCTATCGCATTAGGCGTTCAATCTTTAGCTGCTTACGGACGTACTTTCCACAAGAAGCGTCTTAACGCATTATCTCACCCACAAGTAACTTCAGTAGGTGGTACAACTACTTTCACAAAAGAGGCGTACTTAGTTCCTGCTGGAAAGATTAAGGTTGAGCAAGGCGGTGGTCAAGTAGACCGTATGATGGTTCGTTACTTAGAGATGCCAGAAGGCTTGAACTCTCGTTTCCGCGAGAAGATGCTTGGTGGTTTAGCTCCAGTTCCAACTAGCGATACTGATACTTTAGATATCGTTTACACTTCAATCGAAGGTTTGGAAACTGTAGGTAACGAGCATTTCGTTAAATACTCTATCTAATAGGTTTGAGATTAAAAATTGGGGAGGAGAAATTCTCCCCTTTTTTTTGTTTAAAAAATAATATATACATTTGCGTAACCAAACAATAAAAAGAAATGAAAGCATCTGAATACAATCAGTTGTCTCCAGAAATGGAGAGAAAGTTAGCCTTGAATGAAAGAGCTACTTATCGAGTTAATAATGTGCGTCCTGACCCAGATAACTATGGGAAATTCTTGATGCCATCTGCATTGCAAATCCCTTCAACAGACGTTATTTACGACAAAGGCAAGAAAGACTTTGTTACAATTGCTGCTATTGAGCGTGTTGACAATGACGGTAATCCAGTATTTTTGAACATTGTTTTTACAGCAGCTAATTTTGGATATTTATTCCTTGATGGCAAAAATCCTGTTCATCAGAAAATTTACCAATTCTTAGAGTTATGCAATTACAATGAAAGCAATCCTAATAAAAACGGGGAGGCTGAAATTCATTTTCATCGCGTAGATACTAAGAAAGAGGCAATCCAAGAACGCTCTATGCGTAAGTTAATTGTTCGTGCAATGAACCTTGCTTTAGAGATGGACGACAAAAAAGCAAAAGAAGTTGCAATGGCACTTGGTATTGATGCAGAATCAATCGACGAAATTCGCAATGAATTAGAAGACTACGCAGGCGAGAATCCTAGCGAGTTTTTAGAAGTTGCAGAACGCGCTACCATTGAAGTTGAATCTTTGTTGAAAGAAGCAATTAAAAAGGGTATTATTGTAAACAATTCTAATGCACAAACATTTGAGTGGGCGGAAACTCATAAAGAGATTTACAAGTACAAGAAATCTCCTAATAAGAACTACGTCAAAGAACTAGCCGATTACCTAGAAGAAAACAATCCAGATGAGCTAAATGCCATCAAGACCCGCTTGGGGTAAATCCGACAACAGGATAGATTGTTTGGTTTCGGTTGATTAGAAGGGGTCGCATTTTGTGACCTCTTTCTTTTTTTCTGATAAATTATTGTATCTTTGAACAAACATAGCATAGCTTAGAAATGTCGGCAAATTTTAGTGTTCAATTTAGAATCAACGAAAAGACTCAGACACGAGTTATTCGTTTAACAGATACATCTTCAGGATTTACATTAGCAAAAGGTAACTTTTCAGTAACCTTTCCTGATGGCTCTACTCGAATCAAAACTGAGTGGACTAGCCCTGATATTACATCTCCTGCTGCATATATTGATATTTTAGCGGTAACGGATAATAATAACAATGTAATTACGGGTTCATATAAAATTGACTTTATTGCCTTAGATGCGGCTACAACATCTTATTCAGCATCAAAAGAATTTGATTTTAATTGGGTTAAGCCGACAAACTTAATTACGGATTTATCAGATGTAATTACTCCACAAGTTCAATTTAAAGATAATGCTTCCTATTCACCAATAGGTAGTTTTACAGGGACTGTATCAAGAGTATTTTCTGTACCATTCCCAACAACATCTGAAGCTTCTGCTCAACCTGCAACATCAACGACTGGAAATACATTAACTCCTGTATATTCTGGAAATTATTATGAAGGTGTTTATAATATATCAAATGATGTTTCTTGCAATTATACTCATACTACTAATAGTTGGCTGACAATTAATTATGTAGAGCTGTTCACTAAATCTATTGCAATTAAAAAGTGTCCAAATCAATTGGGACTCATTGCAAAAATGAACACATATAGAGCTGTAATTGAAGCTTATAAAGAAAAGAACGATACGCAATTTAACATACTTAGCGAGCAATATGATTTAGCGATTGCTTTGTATTCTCATATTATTGCTAGATATGAAACTTCTACGCAAGATGGCTCAGAAGGGCAACTTAGGGAGTTGCTTTCTATTTTAGAGCCATATACTGGTTCTTATACGTATCAATCTACAAAGATGTTGCCATTTGAGTTAGCGGTAACAACTAGCAACTCATTTACAATTTCTGATGGCACAAATACGGATTCGGTACAGCTTGGTGGCACATTAACATTTTCAGGAAACAGTAATGCTTTAAAGCCATCTATAACTGATAATCAAATCAATTTTACTCCTGTATTTGGTACAGATGCAAATACTTTTGCACAAGGTAATGATTCAAGATTCCATAATGCAGTAACCATTGCTACCGCTAACGGTCTTTCTTTGGCTTCTCAGGCACTTTCTCTTGCCACTGCGACATCTAGTTCATCTGGAGCTATGAGCGCAGCTGATAAGGCAAAATTGGATGGTATTGCTGCTGGTGCAAATGTTGGTACGGTAACTAGTATTGGGATTTCAGTTCCTTCTGCATTTACAGTAAGTAATTCTCCTATTACTAGTAGTGGTGTAATTAATATTTCTGCTACGGGTAATCCATTGCAATATATTACAGGTGCTGGCGCGTTAGCAACATTAAATACTGGTGCAGTTCCTGAGAACGGTAATCTTTATTTTACAAATACAAGAGCAAGAGCTGCTATTTCAGTATCTGGTAGTTTATCATATAATTCTACGACAGGAGTTATTTCATATACAACTCCTAGTGAAACAGACCCAATATTTACAGCTTCTCCGTCTTATGGTATTACTAACAC